GACGGCTGGAAGCACGCTCAAGGAAATTGGCGACGAACTGGGACGGGATTTTCACGTCGTCCACCGCCATGCGAGGAAATTGCGCGCCGAGGGCAAGATTCCGCCCCGCAAGCGCGGCATGAGCCAATCGCATATCGCGAGCGTCCAAGCCGAGCAGGCCGAGCGCAGCGAGTGGCCCTTAATCAAGCTGCGGGAAACCTTCCATTCGGGGCCGGTGACGGATCGCAAGCGCGAGGTCGCGCAGACGCTCCACGCTGGCGGGCACCACTTCAAGCACATCGCGCAGACGCTCAAGATGACGCCGGAGCAACTGGCCATCGTCCTGCGCGTTCCGGCGCCGCAGGGGCCGCATCTCGACGTCGGCCTTGCCAATTCCATGCACCGGCTAGACCTCCTGCTGACGGGCCGCTCTGGCTATCCAGAGTACGACATCCCGCCCGAAGACAACGTGGTGCATTTCCCGATGGAGCGCGCGCTGCTGTCCTGCGTCGGATCGCAGGCCGCGCTCTGCGTCGATAACGGTTAAGGGAGGCGGGCGCGATGATGTGGAAAACGGGCGGAAATTCGCAGCAATCGCAAGGCTTTCGCGCCGGATTGTGCTACATTTCGAGCGAACCGACGCGGTGTTATCAGCACCGCGCCAGTTCTGACCAAGTCGATCGAACGAGGATCAAAATGGCTAGAGATGACATTACCCGCCAAGGGCGGACTCCCGCAACTGGAACGAACGAAGAATATGGGCCATCCACAATGGTTCATATTAGCGTAGCCATACGCATGGTCATTGAAAAGGCCACGCAAATGAAGGCCATGCGGGAAGCCGCCTATTCGCGCAAGGTGCTGGACAAGAAGGGGTTCGCCCCATGAACGCCCACGTCCCACCGGCGCCAGTGCGCGACCTCCCCAAGAACATCGAAATCGAGCAAAACGTCCTCGGCGCCCTGTTCGAGAATAACGCGGTCTTCGCCCGGGTTGGCGGCTTTCTCGAAGCCCGGCACTTCTCGGAAGAACTGCACCAGCGGATTTATGAAGTCGCCTCGTCGCTAATCAAGGACGGCAAGACCGTCACCGTCGCTTCGGTCAAGACGTTCCTGCCGGATATTGATCTTGGCGGCGTCTCGGTCTGGAAATATCTGGTCCACCTCTACACGAATGCGCCTGGCGTCCTCATCGCCGAAGATTACGCCCGCATGATCGTGGACTTGCATTGCCGCCGGTCCTTGATCGAGGCCGGGACCGCGATGGTTGACCGCGCCTATGATTTGCCGGTCGGAACGCGGCCCGGAGAAATCGCCATCGGCGCCATTGGGGCCATTCAGGCGATCACCGAAGGCGCGCAGGAAAAGAACTCCCGCCGCGACGCCGGCGCGTCCGCGCTTGGCCTCATGGATCACGTCAAGCGGGCGAGGGCGGGCGAAATCGCGCGCTCTGGCGTCACCACCGGCATTCCTGAGATTGACCGCGACACGGGCGGCTTTATGCCTGGGACGCTGTGGGTCGTCGGCGCGCGGCCTGGCATGGGCAAAACCGTCCTGTCCTGTTCTGGCGCGCTCACCGCCGCGAAATCCGGCGCCGGGGCGATCCTGTTTTCGCTTGAGGTACCGGAAGATCAAGTAAACGCCCGCGTCCTGTCCGCCCTGGCCTATTCAGGACGCCAGCCAATCCAGTTCGGGCGCATCCTGCGGGCCGATATCGACGATCAGGAGGAATGGCGGCTGGACGAGGCGCAACAGCGCCTGGCGGCTCTCCCTCTCGTTTTCGACGTGGCGCCGCGCCTCTCGATCACGGAAATCGCCTTGCGCGTGAAATCCGAGAAAGAGCGCATGGCGAAGAAGGGTGTGGGCCTCGGCGTGGTGTTCCTCGACTATCTGAAATTCATCAAGGCGTCGGATCGCTATCGCGGCCAGCGCGTCTATGAGGTTGGCGAAATCAGCGCGGGCCTCAAGGAATTGGCCAAGAGCGAGGGCGTTTGCGTCGTCCTGCTGGCTCAGCTCAACCGCGCGCTGGAAAACCGCGACGACAAGCGCCCGATGCTGTCCGACTTGCGCGAATCTGGCGACCTCGAAGCCGACGCCGATGTCGTCGCGTTCATCCACCGCGAGGCCTATTACCTCCAAGCCTCCCCCGAATTTAAGGCCGGGCAAGGCGACGTTCTCAGCCGCTTTGCGGAGCTTGAGAACGTCGCGGAAATCGCCATCGCCAAGAACCGCGCCGGGGCCGTGCGTTCGCATGAAATCTGGTGCGACGTGTCTTGTTCTAAACTTGCGCCCAAGGTTGTGAGGTACGCCCCATGAGCGTTGCCGCCGCAATCCGCCAAATGCTCGCGGCTGGCCTCACGGTTGAGCAAGCCCTTGTCGCCGTGGAAGCGATGGAGCAAAGTGCCGCGAGCGAAAAGCAGCGTTCGTCTGGAGCTGTTCGCCAAGCGCGCTATCGCGAGCGCAAAGCGTTACTTGTTACGTTACAAGCGTCACAAGTGACAGAAAGCGTAACAAGTGACGCCTGTGCCGTTGCCGAGCAAAAAGAAAAATCCCCCACACCCCCTATAAGAAAAACTACTACCCCTAATCATCCTTCGGATGATCTTCCCCTTTCGCCGGAAACCGCGCCTCGCAAAGCGAAGCGCGCCAAACCCAGAACTTCAATCGATCAGAACGCCCAGCCGATCGACAAGGATCGCGCCGCCGCTGCGGAATACGGGCTAACGACCGAGGCGTTTCGCATCGAATGGCGCAACTTCCGGGATCACCACATTTCGCGCGGAACCCTGATGGCGGACTGGCCTGCCGCCTGGCGGACATGGCTGGCCAAGAGTGCAGAATTTGGCCGCATCAAGCCGCAGGGCGCCGGTTTGGTTATCGGCTCGGCGGCCCCTGACTGGCGCGTCATGCTCGATATTTTCTGCAAGACCAGGAATTGGTCATGGGCCAAGGCGTCGCCGGAACCCGGCCATCCGGATTGCAAAATCCCGGCTGACATCATCGCGGAATTTGCCGGGAGGCTTCCCCCAAACCCTTTTGCGGCGAGGGCGCCGGAATGGACCCGTCCTTTGCCGAAATGCGGGAAATCATCTGACGCCCCCACCGCATTCCCCCAGGCAGACGAGAGGGCGGCATGATGCGCTATCTGTCCGTTTGCTCTGGAATTGAGGCCGCATCCGTCGCGCTCGACGGCATGGGCTGGCACCCGGTTGGATTCTCGGAACTGGACCGCGCGGCTTCGCATGTGCTGGCGCATCGGTTCGGCTCAAATCTTCCCGGCGAGCCGCTTGCGACGAATGGCGTCCCGAACTTTGGCGACTTCACGCAAATCGACCTGTCGCAGATCGGCCCGGTCGATGTGCTGATCGGCGGCACGCCCTGCCAAGCCTTTTCCATCGCTGGCAAGAGACTATCTCTTGCCGACGCCCGCGGCAATCTCACTCTGGCTTATGTGGCCCTTGCTCATGAACTTGCTCGATCTCATGGATTGCGAAACGCCTGGTGGGAGAATGTCCCCGGCGTCCTCAATACTCCCGACAACGCCTTCGGCTGTTTCCTGGGAGCACTTGTCGGCGCAGATGATCCCCTGTGTACGCCAGACGGGGAAGGATGGCCCGACGCGGGTATGGTTGCCGGGCCACGGGCACGGGCGGCATGGCGGGTTCTCGATGCACAATATTTCGGACTGGCCCAACGCCGCAAGCGTGTGTTCGTTATCGTCGATTTTGGAAATGGGGCCGATCCCGCAGCGGTATTATTTGAGCGCCAAGGCCTGCGCGGGAATTCTGCGCCGCGCCGAGAAAAGGGGCAAGGCGCTGCCGCCGCTGCTCAAGCAGGCGCTGGAATCGGTTTTGGGGGGGGCAACTGTAGCGGACCAATCGACCAAGCCGCCTGTCTGACGGCGAAGGGCCAGCGGCTTGATTTCGAGGTCGAGACGTTTGTCGCCCAGCCCGTCGCCAATACGCTCGGCGCCAAGAAGGACGGCGGCTGGCGCGGCGATCTCGATAACGACACCTATGTTGCCCATTCCTTGCGCGGCGAAGGCTTCGACGCCAGCGAGGATGGCACGGGGCGCGGAACGCCGATTGTGCCGGTGCCTCTGGCGTTCTCCTGCAAGGACCACGGCGCTGATGCGACCAACGATCTCGCGCCGACGCTCCGCAGCATGGGACACGCCGAAAGCCACGCCAATGCGGGCGGGCAGTTGGCCGTTGCTTGGGCGATCCAAGCGGGCGCCCTTCGTGAAAACCCGGACAGCGGCCCCGATGGCGTCGGCGTCCAACAAGATCACGCCTACACGCTTGAGGCGCGGGCCGAAGTCCAAGCGGTGGCGTTTGCGCAGAACACCCGCGATGAGGTTCGCTTCCTGAACGGCGACGGTTCGATTGCGGGAGCTCTCGCCGCCGAGCCGGGCATGAAGCAGCAGACCTATGTGGCGTTCCAGACGCATGGATCAAACATCGAGCATAGCGGCGATGTTTCAGGAACGCTCCAAACGAACAGCGACCGCGCCTCTGGCTCGGCCCCGATGGTCGCCCAAGCCTTCGACCTTCGCGGACGCGAGGGCGGCGCCCAATTCGAGGGGCCGCACGACACGGCGAATATCCGGGCAGCAAGCGGCGGGTCGTCGCGGTCTTATGTCGCGCAGCAATGGGCAGTGCGCCGGCTGACGCCACGGGAATGCGAGCGCCTACAGGGATTTCAAGACGACTGGACGCTTGTGCCTGACGCCCGGGGGAAGCCCCAAGCAGATGGGCCGCGGTATAAGCAATTGGGGAATTCGATGGCTGTAAATTGCATGTCCTGGATCGGGCGCCGTCTTACGGAGGCGATGCCATGAACACCTTCACCGATCGCCAGAACCCTACGCTCTCCCGCATCATGGACGAGGCCTATTGCGAATACATCCGCCGCTTCTGCGCCGCTCGCCAGATTCCATGGCGGGACGAATACGCCGAGCCGCTGGATGGGCCGCCAATGGGGCCGATCGCGCGGGCGCGGCAGGATCGCGCGCTGGCCAAGATTTCACAGGAGACGCGGAAATGACGCTATTTTCATGGTGCCCTGATTGCGGCGCGCGGAACGATCAGGCGCACTATTCGGGCTGCGGGGCGAAAGCGATTGCGCCTGACAACGGCTGGCGCCCGATTGAGACGGCGCCGAAGGATGGGACCACGATCCTCGTTTATGGCCTGCCGCAAAGCATCGAAGGCGTTTCGTACCACCGGCCCGCTGCATATACGGCGGCGTGGGATACAATCGATGACGCATTCTGTTTGAGCGGCGGCACTTGGGTGGGGCCTTTCATAGACCCAGCCTACTGGATGCCGGTCCCCCCGCCTCCCACTCCCCCGTCCGTTGCGTCAAGCGTCCCCTCAACCAATCAGGAGCCATGAACATGGGACGCCGTGGGCCAAAGCCGCAAAAGGGCAAACGCGAAGCCAATGGGAGACTTGATCGGAAGACAACCATGGCTCGCCTCAACGAAATGAACGCCGAGAAAGAGGCGAACGTCGTCGCGATCGCGCTGCATCAGCCGCACCGGCGCGGCAACGATTCGACGTGGTGCGAAAATGCGGTTGGGCGGTTTTGCCTTGAATACGGGCTGAGCGCAGAAGTTTACAACGCTGCTCACACCTATGGCGATGTTAGAAGGCGATGGAGAGCCGCCAAGGGCGCTCCGACGATGCTCAGGCTATCCGAGGGCGTCGGAACCGGAGAAGGGCCGTCAGCGTCCACCGTAGCGGATTGGACGCGGCGGTTAGCAAGCGCGCTGCATTTCTGTGTCGCCGTCGCCGGGGCGGAAGGATGGCTATCGGCGGAAATGCTGATTATTGACAACGCCGATATTCCCGACCGATACCATACCGGCGCGCGCAATGCGCTGGCGGCGCTCGCCACGGCAATGGGAGAAATGCCTATGCAAAAGAGGGCGTTCGCGTGACCTGTGGAAATTCCCGGCGAAGGCTTGACAAGCGCAAGCCCAACCGTCACACTTTCCACAGTCCACAAATCTGATTTGTGTAGAATGCGCCTCGCGCTCATGTGCAGGCGCACAAGGCCCCGCACCGGAAACGGCGGGGCTTTTCGATTCAAGTTTCCCAGTTACGGGCCGCATAGGTTCAACCAAAACCTGCCTTGCGGAAGGGCGGCCCGTTTCAAGTTCGTGCAAAAAATGCACATACTCAGTTTCGAGTGGCGGCGTTGAAGGAAACGCAAGAAACCCTCTTCCTGACCTGTCCCGACTGAGAGCAATTTGACGGATGAAAGCCGAGCCGCATATGTCGGTAGAGCAAATCCCGTATAGCATCGGACATTCAGGCCAGCTGGTATCAAGCCCGGCCCGCTCGAATCCCTTCCCCATGAGGCCCGCATGTCGCAACCGGCATCCTTCACGCTGGCCAAAGCCTTGCGCGATATCGACAAGTTCAAGCCGCTGACTGAAACGGAACATGACGAGCTTGTCGCGCTGCTGATGGCATGGATGGACCGGGTTCGCACCAATCGCGGCGACGTCGTGGAAAGCCAAGGGCAAGGCGAGCTTCTGAAATGAGTATGGACACGATGCGCAAGATCGATAGCAAGGTGCCCCTGCACGCCAAGCTTGAACCGATCGCCGTTGACATCGCCTCACTCTTGAAAACGCGCAGAACGGACATGCTGCGCCAATCGACAAAAGCCCTGGAGAGCGCATTGGCAAGCGTCGAGGCTGCTCTGGCCGCAGAGAAGCAGGCCGCGCACCGTACCGTGTTCAATGAGGCCGCAAAGGGGCAATTGGCTCCCCGTCCCTCGATAAAAATTGTCTATGAGGACTAGCCATCATGGGCGATCTTGTGAGCATGTCGGAAGCCCGCACCGCCCGCCAGCGGCGCAAGCAGGCTGAGATTTTCAACCCGGCGCCGTTCATCGAAATGCATCTCGCATTTGCCGAAATGATCATTGCGAACATCCGCGTCGGAATGGCGATCTGTTTCAGCGCCACGCGCCGCGAGAATTGATCCGTGCATCCGCGCATGGGGACGCCGGAAAGTTTCGGGTTTGTCCGCTGTCGCGCAAGAGACACTGACGCCAGCCTTGCGTGGGAACGGCCAGACGGCTTTATCGTCCACGCCCCGCGCTATGATCCGATTTGCGTCTGCCGCATTGGCTCAGAGCCGCCGTTTATCAAGATCATGAAAGCCAAGGCGCGGAAAGAGGGCTGGGGTTGAATTATGCCGGTTCTCTCTAACCCGAAGTGGGAGCTGTTCGCTCAAGAGGTTGCGAGCGGGACTTCTGCTTCCGAAGCCTATGTCAAAGCGGGCTTCAAGCCGAATGATGGCAACGCTAGAACGCTTAGAGCGAAACAAGCGGTTAATACGCGAATTCAAGCAATCCTTAATGAGCGGGAACATATCCACGCCAAGGCCATCGAGAAGGCCATAGAGGACACTGGAATATCGATCGGGCGCGTTCTGACTGAGTTGGCGAAGATCGGGTTCTCCGACATCCGCAAAGCGGTCAAATGGGGCGATGGCGTCGCGGTCTTCGATGAAAGCGGCAATGTCCAGATATCGAACGGCGTTGCGCTTGTTGGCTCCGACAGCATCGACGATGAGACGGCCGGGGCGATTGCCGAAGTTTCCCAGACCAAGGACGGCTTGAAGGTCAAGCTTCATGACAAGCGCGGCGCGCTGGTGGACATCGGCCGCCACCTTGGGATGTTCAAGGACAAGCTCGAAATCGAAGCGAAGGTAGAGGTTTCCGCTGATGACGCTTTCGCCGAGCTTGTCGGCAAGTTGGAAGGCGTTGCCCGCGTTGCAACGGCGAATACTCCAGCGTCGGACGGATTGGCTGGCGACAGCGAGGCGTGAGCAGATTGCGCCGCATGATGGCGATGAATGGTCCTATTGGCTCGTTCTCGCGGGCCGTGGCTTCGGCAAGACGCGCCTAGCGATGGAAGACGCCTGGTGGTACGGCGCGACGAACAAGGCTTCTCGCATTGCGCTGATTGCCGCGACTTATGCCGATGCTCGCGATACAATGGTCGAGGGCGAAAGCGGGCTGTTGAACCTTTTGCCGGATGGTTGCCTTTCGGCGTGGAACCGCTCGCTCGGCGAGTTGACGCTTTACAACGACACGAAATTCAAACTGTTCGCCGCGACGGAGCCGGATCGCCTGCGCGGTCCCCAGCATCATCGGGCTTACGCCGACGAATTGGCGGCATGGGAAAAGCCGGACACTTGGGACCAGATGCTGTTCGGCCTGCGTCTCGGCCAAAGCCCAAAGGTTGTGATTGCGACGACGCCTCGGCCGGTTCCTCTGGTCAAGCGCATCGCGGCCGACAAGCATACGGTCATAACGCGCGGCTCGACGTTCGACAATTCCGCCAATCTGGCGCCGTCGGCTCTGGCGCAGTTGCGCGCGAAATACGAAGGCACCCGCTTAGGCCGCCAGGAACTAAACGCCGAAATCCTCGATGACGTTCCGGGCGCGCTCTGGACGCGGGAGATGATCGATGCGGCGCGCAAGCCGGTCAATCTGCCGGACATGTCGCGGGTTGTGGTTGCAGTCGATCCTTCGGGCACGCGCGGCGGCTCTGACGATGGTGACAGCATCGGCATTGTGGTTGCAGGCAAGGGTGTGGATGGCCGCGCCTATGTGCTGGCTGACCGCACATGCAAGCTTTCGCCGAATGGCTGGGGCCGCAGGGCGATCGAAGCCTATCGGGAATTTAGGGCCGACCGATTGGTTGCAGAACGAAACTTCGGCGGCGCAATGGTCGAGCATGTCGTTCGCACTGCCGACCCGAATGTCGCTTATGGCGAGGTTGTGGCGTCACGCGGCAAGGTGATCCGGGCGGAACCAATCGCCGCGCTTTATGAGCAGGGCCGCGTTTCGCATCTCGGCTCGCTGGCTGATCTTGAAGACCAGATGTGTCAGATCGCGCCGGACGGCTATCTCGGCGAAGGCTCGCCGGACCGCGTGGACGCGCTTGTTTGGGCCTTGACTGAGGTGATGTTGGGTTACGAGCCGGCGAAAGTACAGAAGCCAAGAGGGTACTGATGCCGATTGACAGCCCGCATCCGGCATACAGCGCCAATATCGACAAATGGAATCGTTGCCGTCACGCCTATGATGGCGAGGACGCCGTAAAGGCCGCTGCGACCGATTATCTGCCCATGCTTGGCGGTCAGACCGCACAAGAATACCAGGCCTATAAAACCCGCGCGCTGTTCTATGAGGCGGTCGGGCGCACGATTGATGGATTTACGGGCGCCGTCGCCCGCAAGGAGCCTTTGGTCAAAGTCCCCGCGAAATTCCAGCCGGTGATTGACGACATCACGGCGGACGGCGTTGATCTGCTCGAATTCGTCAAGCGCATTTGCGCTGAAAACCTTCTCATGGGGCGCATGGGGCTGCTTGTCGATTTCGATGAGAAGCGGCAGCGGTCCTATCTCTCGCTCTATACCGCCGAATCCATCATCAATTGGTTCGACGGCGGCAAGAGTGGCGTCATCCTGCAAGAAACGGTCTATGTCGCCGATCCGAAGGACAGGTTCAAACTCGCGGCCGTGACGCAATACCGTGAATTGCTGGTCGAAAACGGCGTGTACACGGTCAATTTCTGGCGCAAGAAAACCGGCGCCGGCGTGACTGACCCTTCCGGGGAATGGCAGATTGTTGAAAAGCGCGTTCCGCAGGTTCGCGGCGCGGCGCTGACGGAGATCCCGTGGTTCTGGCTGACGCCAGCCGGTTCGACGCCGGCCGTGGACAAGCCTCCGCTCATTGGCCTCGTCAATGTGGCGATGTCGCATTATCGCTCAAGCGCTGATCTGGAGCATGGGCGGCATTTCACCGGCTTGCCGACACTGTGGATCAGCGGCGACCGTGGCGATGAGCCGATCCATATTGGCGCCGCGACCGTGCTCCGGTTGCCTGACCCTGCCGCGAAATGCGGCTATGCCGAGTTCACAGGCCAAGGCCTCAGTTCGATTGAAAACGCGCTCGAATCGAAAGAGCGCATGATGGCGGCATTGGGGGCTGCGATCATTGGCGACCGCCGCAAGGGCGTTGAAGCGGCCGAGACGGCGCGCATCCGATCGAGCGGCGAGACATCGCTTTTGATGGGCGTCGTCAACACCGTCGAGGAAGTTATCGAGGCGGCGTTGCAGAAAGCCGCCGAATGGATGGGCGTTTCGGACAAGATCGAAATCGAGATCAACCGCGACTTTGTCGATATCCAGCTCGCGCCGCAACAGATCATCGCTTTGCTGCAATCCTGGCAGACCGGCGCGATTTCGCTTGAAACCTTCCTCTACAATTTGAGCCAGGGCGAAATTCTCCCGCCTGAAATCGACTTGAAAGCCGAGGCGGCTTCCTTGCAGTCGAAGGCGGACAAGAAGGCTGCGGCCGAACAGATGACTGTTCGCCCGGCATAACCAGAGGCCCCGCGCGGCGCGTGGGTTCATTGACCGGAGGTCAATCAAATGGCGTTGAAGGCCCGTATCAAATCGATCGATGAAGCGCCGGAGGCGTTGCGCGAGTTTTATACCGAAAAAGACGGTTCATTCGTCCTTTCGGTCGAAGGCGCGGTTCCGAAAGACCGGCTTGACGAATTCCGCGATTCCAACATCGCCTTGAAAAAGCAGATCGATGATCTGACCGTGAAATTTGGCGACGTGGACCCGGCCAAATATCGTGACCTGCTCGACAAGGAGCAGCAGCAGCGCGAGAAAAAGCTGATCGACGCCGGCAAGGTCGAGGAACTTCTCGCCGAGCGCACAGGCGCCATGAAGGCGGAATTCGAGAAGCAGACCAAGGCGCTCGAAACCGATCGCGCCACGCTGACCCGCCAGCTTGAGGGCCTTGTGATCGACAACGGCTTGCGCGACGCGGCGGCGAAAGCTGGCGTGCGCCCGACTGCCATCGACGACGTTCTCCTGCGCGGCAGGGCTATCTTCCGATTGCAGGACGGCCAGGCGGTCCCGATGGACGGCGACAAGCCCGTCTTTGGCAAGGAGGGCAACCCGATGGCCATTGGCGAATGGGTTGGCTCTCTCGTAGAGAAGGCCCCGCATCTGTTTGAGCCGTCCATCGGCGGCGGCGCCCCGAAGGGCGTGCAGCAGGGCGGTGTGAACAACGGCAAGATCGCCCGCGATGACAACGCCGCGTTTCTGAAAAACATCGACGCTATCGCCTCCGGGCAAGCGCAGGTCGTCTAACCCGCTCGGTGAGCGGATCGTCTTTCCCATGATCGCCGGCGGGGCTGGCGCAACCTAACCCAACAGCTCCGCTGGAGAATTTACCATGACTGTCTCGAACACGCTTTCTTCCGTCATCCCGAGCCTGTTTGCGCAGGGCCTCAAGTCGCTGCGCCGCAACTCGGTCATGCCCTCGCTCGTCAACAATGACTACGGCACCGAAGTCAAGCAGAAGGGCGACACCATCACCATCCCGGTCCCGTCCGCGATCGCCGCGACGGACGTTGTCCCGGCCGCCTATGCGCCGGATTCTGGCAACATCGCGCCGACCACCGCCACCATCCCGCTGTCGAACTGGAAGGAAGCCCCCTTCACCCTGACGGAAAAGGAACTGGCGCAGGTCGTGGACGGCATCGTTCCGATTCAGCTTTCGTCCGCTGTCGAAAGCATCGCCGACGCCATCAACCAGTCGATCTTCACCCTTTATAAGGGCGTCTATGGCTATGTCGGCACCGCCGGCACCACGCCGTTCGGAACCCCCGGCATCGGCGACGCGACCTCCGTTCGCAAGGTGCTTGGCAAGCAGTTGGCGCCGCTCAATGAGCGCCGCATGGTCCTCGACCCCGACGCCGAGGCCGCCGCTCTCGGCCTGACCGCGTTCTCCTATTACCTCAATTCGGGTGATAAGGAAGTCATGAAGGAAGGCCAGATCGGCCGCAAGTTCGGCTTTGACTGGTTCATGGATCAGCGCGTTCCGACCCATACCGCCGGCACCATCACCACCGGCCTGATCGCCAAGGCTTCGACCGTCCAGGCCGCCGGCCTGACGTCGATTGTCTGCACCACGGCGGCTTCGACCGGCGCTTGCGCGCTCAAGAAGGGCGACGTCATCCTGTTCGGTTCGGACACTCAGACCTATGTGCTGACCGCCGACGCGACCCAGGCTTCCGCCGCCACCGACGTCACCATCACCATCTCGCCCCCCAAGGTTGTCGCCCTGGCGGGTTCGGAAGCGGTCACGGTCAAGGCCGCCCATGTCGTCAACATGGGCTTCCACCGCGACGCCTTCGCCTTCGCCAGCCGCCCGATGACCCAGAACAACCTCACCATGAACAAGGACCAGTCCTTCATGGTGGCGGACCCGGTTTCGGGTATCACCATGCGCCTGTCGTATCGTGAAGAATTCCACCGCACCCGCCTGGCGTTCGATGTCCTTTGGGGCGTCGGCCTGATCCGCCCCGAACTGGCCTGCCGCCTCGCCGGCTGATTTTGGTCAAGACAAGTTCTCCCGTCCGGGTTCGCCCGGGCGGGAATTACCAGGGGCGGCTTATGGCAATCTGCGAAACCGTCAAGATCGCCAGCGAACATTTCGCGGGCGGCTTTGTCATCATTAACGCCGACGAATTCGATCCGTCCGTTCACCAGTTGTTTGTCGAGGCGGCGCCAAAACCTGTTGCCCCGCCCGCCTATCGCGTCCGCGCTCCGAAATTGAAAGAGGCTGACGATGGCTCTTACAACGGCTGAGCGCGTCGATATCCGCAGGTTCTGCGGGTTCCCGGCGTATGCTCACTTCGGATGGGTGTTTGAGGCCGAATACGCCACGCTCGAATTGCGCATGGACAATTTCGCCGACGAAGAACTCGCCGTGATCCGCATCAATCACCTGCCGGACCTCTACACGCTCGAAAGCGCGATTGTGACGGCGTCCAGCAATCTCGATACCGACGCGGCGAGCGTTTGGACCCATAACAAGAACGAAGTGGCTGACAGGTTCGGCCTCTACAACCGCAAGCGCCGCGAGTTGTGCGCCTTTATCGGCGTCAGGCCCGGGCGCGGCCTTGGCTCATCGTCCAGCGTCGTGCGCTGCTAATCCTTCGCTTTCAACAGCCGCTCAAGTTCTTCGATCTTTTCATGGGCTTTTTTGAGATCAGCGACTGGATCTCCACTAGGCATTTCGCGGCCAATCTCGGCGAATAGTTCTCTGATTGATGTCAGCCCGAAGTTTGGGGTTTTAATCAAATCATCGAACGGCGTCCTTCTCGCATCTCCTATGGTTTTGATGCCGCCGATGTTCATGGCGTTCTCGCACCTGACTGAAAGCGAGAGAGCGGAAATCGGAGTGTCATCGGTTCTTTCTTTGGGCGGAATTTTGCCGACGCCAGAGTCGTAGGCTTGTTGGCGGGATCGTTCCGCCTCCGCGATTTTGATGTTCCGATGGTACGCCGCGCGCCCAATTCCGAGCGCTTCGCATATCTCTTTCGCGCCTTTCCCTTGGGCTTTCATGTCGAAGGCTTCATCGCGGCGTGCTTTCCAGTCAGTCATAGCGCCTCACCAAAAATAGAAACATTCACGTTTTTACTGCGACGGCGGGACAATGTAAATGGACGGCGTCACGCTCCAAGCCAAGGTTTACGCGGGCTATGCGAAGGCCGCGCAGCGCATCGGCCTGCCCTATGACATATATCGTCCGACCAGCTTTGTTGAACCGCTTGGCGGCATGAAAATCGCGACGATCCCCGCGGCGTTCACCCAGCACGGCGCCGGCAATTTCGATTTCTCCAAGCCGTCCGATTACGCCAAGCCATTGTTTCACGCCCTGCTCGACGGGACGCAGGTGCAGGTTGGTGATTATCTCGTCAGCGAAAACAACCCGCAAGGGCCGTTTTTCATCGCGGCGAAGGATGCGGGCGTTCCTATTCTCGCGGTGCAATGCAATCGCACCATTACCGCATTCAATCCCGGCCCTGAACTCAGCATCGGCGCGAATGTCTATAGCGGCACGACATTGGCAAACGAAGCCGTAATCATGCTCGATTGGCCGGCAAGCGTGCTGCTCGGCTCGCGTGGCGTGCGTGACCAGCAATTGCCGGAAGATGCTGGCTACGGCTCCTGGCGCATATTGATGCCAGCGTGGCCCGGCGTGGTTATCCGCCCCGGCACGATCCTAAATGACGATGTAGGCAACCGTATGATTGTCGTCTCGGCGGAATTGCAAGACCTCGGCTGGCGCATCGACGCGACGCAGGCGGTGACGTAATGGCTGACGTCGCCGATGTTTCCGCCGCAATTGTGACGCTGATTGCGGGCGCACTCTATCCGAACGGCACCGGGCAGGCCTCCGCGATCACGGCGCCGTGCAAGGTGTTTCCCGGCTGGCCCAATTCAACTAGCCTCGACGCTGATCTGCGCGCCGGGACGGTTCAGGTTTCGGTCTATCCGCAACCCAATATCGAGCGGGTGACAACGCGCTACCCGCAGGCGTGGCAGACACAAACCACCACGACGCCGACGCTCACGGCGACAGTCAACGCCAACACGGTCACGATCGGCGGGACGGTCACGGTCGGCCATTACGTCACGCTGATCGTCAAGAACCTCGCCTACAGCTACGCGGCGCAGGCTGGAGACACTCTTGCGACCGTCGCGGCGGCTTTGGCCGCGCTCATCAACCCGACCACGCCAGCGAGCGCCGTAGGGGATGTAATCACGCTCTCGGCCACGGCAAACGGCCGCATCGTCGCGCGCACCGGCGCGCCGGGAACCATCATGCGCGAATTGCGCCGGCAACAGCGCGGGTATCAGATCATCATATGGGCGTCGTCGAACGCTTTGCGCTCTGCCGCGGCCAATGTGATCGATCAGGCGATGTCCGCGACCGATTTCGTCACCATGCCAGATCAAACCGCCGCATGGCTGGTCTATCGGTCCTCGAACGATAGCGACCAGCAAGAACGCGCTCTGCTCTATCGCCGCGATATTTTCTTCTGGGCCGAATACGCCACCACGCAGGTCATCACCGGCTATCCCGTGACGTCGTTCAAGACGCAGATTGAACTCGATCCGGCGAGCCAGCCCGATTTCACCTCCGCCGCATGGACGGGCTTTGCTCCCGTCATCAACCCTGTGAGCTGACCCCATGCAGATCGTCCTCGTTGTCCTCCACTCGTTCCTTGGTCATGCCGTTGGCGAAACCATCACCGACGCCGAGGCCATCGCTGTGGCGCTCGAAAGCTACCCGGCGCATGTCGTGCGCAAGTTGATCCCCGCCGCCGAACCGGCGCCGGCCCCCGTTCCCGCGTCCCTTGAACTGCCCGAAACCCCTGCGCTCAAGGCCTGAGGCCAATGCGCCATCTCCTCGAAAGGTTGCTTGAAATGGCTCTCGATGTCTCCCCGCTCGCCAATAATGTGGAAGCCCTGACCGCTTCGATCCAGGCCCTGGTCGATCTCGCCTCGGCCAAGATCGCCGAAGCCGACGCTTCCGCCGCCGCCAATGCGCAGGCCGTCGCCGCCGACGAAGCTTCCGCCGTCGCCGCGCTCGGCCAGTTGTCCGACCATCTCGCCGCGCTGAAAGCCTCGGTTGACGGCTTTGTCGCCGCGCATCAGCCGGCGCCCGCCGCTCCGGTTGAACCGGCCGCTCCCGCCGCCTGACGCCAACACTTCACCGCGCAATTTCACAAGGCCGTCCCTCACCGGGCGGCCTTTTCATTTAGGAGGCAAATTTGCCCATTTCCCAACTTGGCGCGGTGAACATTTCCGCCCTCTCCGTTCCGCAGGCGCTCGTCCAGATCGTGCCGCCGCAGTTCCTCTTTGGCGGCGTCGCAACCAACACATCCGGCGTTGTCGGAACTGCCGCATGGGGGCCGGTCAATACGGCCATGAACTTCGGCAACTACGCCCAGTTCGCCTCGATCTACGGCCCGACCGTTCCCCGCACCTATGACATGGGCGGCCACGTCATCCTGGCCGATGCGCAGGGCGCTGGCTATTTCGTCGGCGTGCGCGTCACCGATGGCACCGATACGGCGGCCTCCGTCGTCGTCGGCTCGACCGGCGTCACGCTGACCGGCAAATATACCGGCTCGCTCGGCAACAGCGTCAAGGCGACGTTCTCGGCCGGCACCAAGGCCGCATCGCAGAAGGTCGTCATTTCCGCCCCCGGCCTCGGCTCGGAAACCTTCGACAATATCTTGCAGGGCGTCTCGACCGTCACCACGGTTGCTGGCACAACCTACACCTCCGTCCCGGCCTGCGCGGTCGCGGCAGCTCCGGCCGGCGGCGTCAACGCTGTGGTCAACGCCACGCTGACCACTTACGGCGCTGGCACTCTTGGCGCTCCCGGCACCGGCTACGCCGTCAACGACCTGATCTATCTCGCCAACGGCGTGGTCATCAAGGTTCTGACGCTCGCCACCACGGCCGTAGCCACGTTCTCGATCCAGACGCAGGGCACGCTTCTTGCCGGCGCCATTCCCACCCAGCCGATGGCGCAGGTTTCGACCTCCGGTTCCGGCTCGGGCGCGACATTCACCCTGACCTGGTGCCTCGGCATTCCGCAGATCCTCAACCCCGGCGCGGGCTATGTCTCGGCCCCGACCATCACCCTGACGGGCGGCGGCGGCACCGGCGGCAGCTATACCGCGGTTGTCTCCTATTGGGCCGGCATTGCGTGGGCCATCAATAACGGCTCGTCTTCGATCCGCCCGGCGTCGAACATCGTCGTGGCCACGGTTGGATCGTCCACGGCTGTCCCGACTGCCGCGACGTCCACGCTTTCGGGCGGCACGGACGGCGCGCAGAACATTTCCACCTCCGTCCTGCTGGGCGCAGACACCGTGCCGCGCACCGGCATGTATGCGCTGCGCAATCAGGCCGTCGCTCAGTTCGATCTCTGCGACCTCTCGGACGTGTCCTCGTTCTCGACCCAGATCGCCTTCGGCATCGATATCGGCGCCTATGCGATCACCACCACGGCGGCCAGCGACACGATCAGCAATGCGCAGACCGAATTGTCGCTCAACGGCGTGGATAGCTTCGTCTGCAAGTGCTGCTTCGGTGATTGGATCATCTGGAACGACACCATCAATCAGGTGCCGACCCGCATCACCTCGCCACAGGCCATCGCGCTCGGCTTGCTTGGCAACCTCTCCCCGCAGAATAACGTCCTGAACAAGCCGATTCAGGGCATCATCGGGACGCAATCGAGCGTCCTCGGCAAGGTCTATTCCTACTCGGATTTCCAGACGCTCGCCGCGGCGCGTATGGACCTGATCGCGCTCGACAAGACGATTTCGAACAACTTCGTGTTCCGCCTTGGCCTCAACACATCGTCCAACCCGGTCACGTTCGGCGACGAATATACCCGCGTCACCTTCTTTCTGGCGAAGTCGATCCAGATCATTGCGGCGCAGTATATCGGTCAGGTGCAGTCGCCAGACGAACGCCGCCGCGCCAAGGTCAGCTTGCAGCAGTTCCTGCAATTGCAGCAGATCAACGGCATTATCGGAACGGCTGACGGCTCGCAGGCCTATCAGGTCGTTCTCGATAGCACGAACAATAGCCAGATGACCGCCGCGCTTGGCTTCCAGTATGCCTATGTCAAGGCGGTCTATTTCGGAATCGTCCGCTATTTCATCGTCAACCTCGAAGGCGGCGCGTCGGTCACGATCAGCAACACGCCTCCCGGCCAATAACCCCACCCCATCCTCGTCTTGAAGGCTCGCTCGCGCGGGCCTTTTTCTTTTGGAGGCCTCTATGGCGAATTTCAACCTCGGGCATGATATCGCCATCGATATCCTCGACCAATCCACCGGCCAAATTCTCGTCACGTTCTCGAATTTCACCCATTTCGAGAGCAAGCCAATCACCAAGGCGGTTTCGAGCGAACCCGTCAACGGGCCGCCGCTGTTCGATGACGTCGAGAACGGCTGGGATGGCTCGTTTGAATATGACCGCGCCTCGAACGACATCGAAGCCTATTTCGCCAACCGCGAGCAGGGCTATTTTTCGAACGGCGCCCGCCCCGTGGCGACGATCACCCAGACCATCCAGGAAAAGAACGGCACCGTCACGCAATATTCCTATACCGGCGTGGCCTTGAAGCTGGATTCCGCGGGATCGTGGAAGGCCGCCGACAAGGTGAGCCAGAAGGTGTCGTTCAAGGCTTCGCGCCGCCGCCTGGTGGTGTGATTTGCGTCAGGAAGTTGTATAAAACTTCCAAATCTTGGGCTATACTAGCGAAGCCGCCAATCCCGGCAAGGATCAGCGGCTTCTAACCACAAATCCGAAGGAACCGGATCGATGGCTAAAGATACTGATACCACGCCGACATATGCCAAGCCAATCCGCTCTCGCTCTGGCTCGTATAAAGTGAACCAGATGCCTGCACTTAGCAGGCTTTATCAGATATTTGATCTGAACCCGGTTTCTGGCGAACTCAGATGGATGAGGCGTGACCCTTCCGAATTTGGCGCTACAGCGAAACGTACCAGTTCGGAATTGTGCGCCGCGTGGAACGATAAGTTCGCAGTGAAATCGGCGGGTTATGCCTGTCGTGGCGGATACAAGACGGTAAAAATCGACGGGCTATACTATCAAGCCCACCGCATCGTCTATGTGATGTTCTACCAAGAACATCTTGGGGATTCTCAGGTAGATCATATCGACGGGGACAGGGCGAATAACAGCCCCCGTAATCTGCGCCGCGCAACGTTTGCCGAGAATGCCCAAAATCGCGGCGTCCGCAATAGTTTCGGCCTAAAGGGCGTCAAGCCCAAGAGAGGGAAATTCCAAGCCAGAATTAAGATTTCTGGTAAGGAAACTCACCTTGGGACATTCGAAACGGCGGAATTGGCACATGCGGCTTACCAAAAAGCTGCGGTAGCCGCCTACGGGGAATTTGCGCGGTTCGAATGACCGCCGAATGGAGACTAGGACATGGTAAAGGTTTCGAATATCCGCACCGACGACGCGCCCACGCCGTCGCAACAGATCGTCGCCAAGGCGAATGCCGGTGTGACATTCACCGACAAAAAGGGCCGCTCGATCACCTTGCGCCAGATCAGGGGCGCGCTGCGGATGCGCTTCATTCGCCTTGTGGGCGGTGACGGCGTCGAAAATTCGGCTTATGTGGCCTATGCGACCCTCGCGGCGTGCATCGCCTCCGTCGATGGCGAGGCGGTTTCTTTCCCGACCACGCAATTGCAGCTCGACGCGATTGTCGAACGGTTCGATGACGGCCTGCTTGAAGAAGTCGGCACGCATTACCGCGACGCCTTCATGTCGGACAGCGAAAATTCTGTCGAGGACGACGCAAAAAACTAAGCATGGACGCCGAGCTTTCGGGGAACCTCTACCTCGTTAGCAAAGGCGTCCCGTTCGACGTGGCGTTTTCGCTCGAACCGCATGAGCGCATGGCCTATTGCGTCATTCTTGGCGAACAGGCTGGCGGAAGTTTCAATTGGTCGGTCATGCGGTGGGACGAGCGCAAATGATGGAATTTACGCCATCGCAGATGGCCGTGCATCTCATGAAACTGGCCGCCGCCCTGCCGATGGCGACGCATGAAGCCTTGGAACAGGCGGCTGCGCTCGTTCTGAAGCAGGCGCAGAGCGAACCTGGCGAATATCAGTCTGGCGCAGGGCCGTTCGCCTCATGGGCACCGCTCGCGGTATCCACGCTGGCCGACAAGGCGCGCAAGGGGCTTCCGTCGCCTTCGCCTGAACTGCGCACGGGCGAATTGCGCGATTCCTACGAAAAGACCGTTGGCGCACGCGAGGCGCAGGTCGGCTCCAATTCCGACATCGCCGTTTGGCAGGAACTCGGCACCTCGAAAATGCCGCCGCGCTCCATCGTCGGACTCGCGGGGGCCAAGAAAGAAAATGAGATCCACGAAATCACGGGCCGGCTGTTTTATGGCCTGCTGACGAGTGGAAGCACGAAGATCAAGGTGGGCGAAGGCTCTTAACCGAACTTGGCCAACACCGGCAGCAGGATCGCCGCCGCAACGCCGTTGCCAATCAGCAGCGGCACAAGGCTTTCGTCGCCCATCATCCGGTATTCGCCAAACGCCATCAGGACGAGCGCCCCGGCGCTGATATAGACCAAAGGCGGCAACCCTCGCTTGGCTCGCGCCGGCGGGGCGCTCGCGGCAATCCGCAAGATTTCCTCGGCCTGTTCCGGGGTTACGCGCAAAAGGTTCTGATTGAGCCGAAAGGACGCGGTTTGAACCGCAGCGACGGCCATATCGGCGGGAACGGCGAACCATTCGCCGCTTTGCCGATGGCTGGACAGGATGGCGTGAGCCGCTTGTTCGATCTCATAGCCTGACGCCGGCGTGACGCCGATAAAGGCGAACTCAAGCGGGAACGCGGAAGCGGTGCGCAATTGCGCCATCCTGGCGCTTGGATTGGTGGAGACGCCGATTTTGACGCGGCCATGGTCGCCAGTCACGACATAGACGAATGAACCTTCTATCGGTTCTTTGCCGGGTTCCTGCTGGCGTTTCCGCAACAATTCATCGGGCCGGAAACTGACGCCGGGCCGAATCAACCCACCGAAAAGCCTCGGTCCAGCAAGCCAAATCCGCATCGTTCCCCGCAGCGTGAAAAGTTAAAACGCCGCAATGCTACCACATTTCTGAGGGCTGCGCATGGACGCCTATAAAATTGGGATGTCTATCGTCCTCTCTGATGGCGTTTCCGCCGTTCTTGGCCATATCGCCGCGCAGATGGCTGGCATTGAGGGCAAAGCCAAGCAGGTTGAAAAAGGGCTTGCTGGCTGGAACAAGGCGATTGTCGGCGGCGTCGCGATTCTTGGCGGCGCGGCTGTCCTTGGCGGCTTGAAAAACATCGCTGACCACGGCGACAAGTTGCTCGACCAACAGGACAAGCTGCAACGCAATGGCGTCAGTTACAATGAAGTTCTGCGCCTGCAAAAGCAGTATTATGACAGCATCGCCAAAGCCGTTCCGACTTCGACTGTCTCGGACTATCTGAAGCAATATAATGAGCTTCGTTCGGTCGTCGGGGCGCAGGAAGCCGAGCATGTTGCGCCGTGGTCGATGAAACTTGAAGCCATCATTGCGAACGCTACCGGCAAGAAAGCCGAGGGCGAAGGCTTCAAGATGTGGCGTGCGATGGAAATGACTGGGCGGACCATGTCAGACCCCGCAGGGGTGGAAAGACTGGCGGATGCTTTGGCCAAGAATATCGTTGGCTCGGGCGGCAAACTCGACGCCGGCACCTATCAAACAATGGCGAAGCGCGGCGGTACGGCATGGGCTAACGCCAGCCCTGAGTTTCTAGCTGGCCCGATGTCCGTCGTTGGGGCAGATCTTGGGGGCGACACCGCAGGTACGGCGATGATGTCGGCCTATATGTTCATGACGGGCGCCAACACCCTGTCAAAGCAGCAATATGGCGTGCTGAAGAAAGCAGGGTTGATCGACCCGAATAAAGCACATGCCGACGCCGGAGGTCGGGTTAACGTCGATGCAGGCGGCATTGTCGGGTCTGGAAAATACACCGGCAACGGCAAGTTCGACATGTATGGCTGGACGCATGAATTTCTTGAGCCGGCGTTGACGAAACTGTCCAAGGGCGACCGCGCTGTCTTCGACAGTTTTATCGCCAAGGTTGGCCGCAATCGTAACGTGATGCGGATGCTGACGATGTTCTCTGATCCAGGGTTCATCGAACAGATCGACAAGGATCTGGAACAGTGGAAGCAGGCGCATGGCGTCAATCAGTCCTATGACGAAGGCGTTGCGCGCAACCCGAAAATGACGAAGAAAGCCTTCGGGGACCAATACGACAGCATGATGGAATCGATTGGCGCTCCGATGATGCAAGCCGCCATCCCGGTCATGAAAAGCGTCACTGACATGTTTACGAAAATTGGCGGCCTCGCCAATTCCAACCCTGACGCTGTAAAGTCGATTGGGGAAGGCATCGCGGCGCTGGGCGCTGGCCTCCTTGGCGCGGGCGGCGTTGCTTTGCTTGCGGCGATTGGACCGGCTGGTTGGCTCGTTGCCGGTATTGCCGCATTGGGCACTGCCGCAGCAATGCATAAGAAAGGCGATTGGCTCGATCAACTTGACGATATGGCAGGCGTCAATAAGGTTCGGGAATGGGGCGAGAAACTGCGGGCAATGATGCCGTCCGGGCAAGACATTCATAACGCCATGATGAAAATTGGCAAGGCGATGGATGACGCCATTGCGGCGATCCCCGGCATGGTATCGGGCGCCATTAGCAGCATGGCCTCCGCTATCGGCAGCGCGATCAGTTCCGCACTGGCCGCCATCCCCGGGATGATTAAAGGCGCGATCAAGGGCGCCATCGGGGCGGGCACGCCATCCTCCGGCGTTGGCGACGGCGGCGAAGACATGGGCGCCAACGTCAAGAAGCCTGAGAAGCATTCCAGCTATGTCCCGCCTCCGCCGTCCAACAGCAACACGCGCACGGCATCAGTCTATCTCGACGGCCGCAAGGTCGGCAAGATCGTCGAGCACGGCATCGGCGCGAACAACCGCACCGTGACCGCTTCCAACGGCTTCGACAGCGCAGCACAATGGGCCGCGCCAGAGGTAGGATAAGCCCATGTCGTCTGTCATCCTCGGCGGGTTCGTGTTTCAGGGCTTTGAAGTCCCGGCCCGCATCCCGTTTGGCGGCCGTCACATGGTCGTCCCGCATCGCCTGATCGGCGGCCAGCGCGTCATTGACGCCAATGGCCCTGACGAGGAAGAGATTTCTTGGGCCGGCCGCTTTCGGGGCCAGAACGCGCTTTCCCGCGCGCAGGCCGTGGACGCCATGCGGATCGCCGGCCGCAAAGTGGACCTGACCTGGCTCGGGCTGCATCGCTCGGTCGTCGTGACGCATTTCCGCGCCGATCCTGAAAAGGCTTGGGAGGTGCCCTATACCATCTCCTGCATGGTCGTGGACAATCCGGGCGGCTCGATTGGCGGCGCGCTCTCGACGCTCGATAGCCTTATCGGCGGCGATCTGTCGTCGCTCTCCTCCATCCTGGCGCGGTGACGCATGGCCCTTCCGTCCGGATCAACAGCCGCCGTGCTGGCCTTTGAGGCTGCATTGGCGAACGCTGGCACATTGCAGGGCGCGTCCATCTCGGTCCTGAACCCGGTCGCCTTCGCGGCGCAGGCGATGGCTCTGGCTGTGGCTGCTGACATGAGCGCGAACGAGCCTTCGCTTTCGGTTTCCTCGCCGGATGGCGCGGACCCGGCCATTCTGGCGTCGTGGCTTTCTTCGGTCGCGGCGGCCTTCGCCACGCAAGCCGCTCTGGCCGAAGCCAAGGGCTATGCCGGGCGGATCGCGGTCAATTTGGCGAACGGGGGCGCATGATGGCCAACGTCCCGTCAGTCCTCGTCCCGGTCGTCGCCAAGCAAATCACGCTTCCGGCCGGCAACTGCTTCGATCTCGCGGGGCGCTATCTTGGGGACGCGACGCAGATCGACCGCATTATGCGATTGAACCCGCAACTCAATAACGATCCTTTTTTCATCGGCGTCACCACGATCAATCTGCCGCCGGTCAATGCGAATAGTGGAAACGGGGGCATCATAAACCTCTGATGGGCGTCCTGCGCAATCCTACGGCCCTGCTGATCACCAAGCAAGGGCCGCTCCAGCTTGAGGAATGGGAAGTCCACCAGTCCAAGACGAAAAAGGGCGACACCTTCCACGCCAAGACGGCCATCAATGCGCCGGGCTGCAATGTCGCCTTCTGGGCCTCCGCATCCGGCGACGATCTCGACGTTCAACTCGTCATCAACGGCTCAGTTCTGTTCGACGGATCGGTCGATCATGCTGACATCGCATGGCGCGAGACGGGCATTTCGTTCTCGGGGCGCGACAAGGGCGCCAAGCTGATCGACAAGACCACAAGCGAAAAATTCCTGAACCAGACGCCGGACCAGATCGTGAAGACCATCGCCGGTCGGCATGGCCTCTCGACCGAAACGGACAGCGGCGACAAGAGCGGCAAGGCGTTCAGTGACGATTGGGACGCCATTTCGCACCGCGGCTCCGAATGGTCCTATATCCAGAACCTGGCCGATCATTTCGGCATGAACGCCTACATGACCGGCGGGAAAATCTATTTCAAGGACATTGACGAGCAACTGCCGCCCTTCATCGTCTGGTATCGCCCGCCGACGACGGCGAGCCACGCGGACGGCAGTTTCATCGAATTGCACACCTCGCGTAACATGATCCTGTCGCGCCCGGTCAAGACCAATGTGCGGTCGCATAATCACAAGCAAAAGAAGCTGATTTCCGCGCAGCATAGCAAGGGCGGCTCGGGCGACGCGCTGGTTTATGATTACGTTCTGCCGGGGCTGCGGAAAGATCAGGCCGAGCGCATCTGCAAAAAACGGCACCGCGAAAACACCAAGCATGAGTTTTCCGTCACGGTCGATCTGCCGGGCGACGAAACCGTAAACGTGCGCCGCTCGCTGCAATTGCAGGGCACCGGCACCGCGTTTGACCAGTCCTATGAGATCGACGGCATTGAACATCGTGGATCATGGGGCGAGGGCTACCGCATGACCATTACCGCCAAGGCCGGAAAGGGTTCCTGATGGGGATTTCCAATCTGATGCGCCGGGAAATCGGCCGCGCCGACAATTCATCGGCCCGTTCGATGGTCGGGATCGTGGACGCCTACGACCCGAACGAGCACGCCGTCAAGGTCAAATATCTGACCGAAGTTGACGACGACGACAAGCCGCGCATTTCCGGATGGCTGCGGATCAAGACCGCCTCGGGCGGCGCGGGCGGCTCTTTCGTGATCGGGCCGAGCGTGGGCGATCAGTGCATGGTCCATCATAGCGAGGGCGACGCCGAAGGCGGCCACGTCTCCGGCTTCATCCACAATGACACCGACCGCCCGCCAGTTGTTCAGTCCGGCGAGGCCGTGATTACAACCAAGGCCGGCGTCGCGATCAAGATCGACAAGGACGGCAATGTGTCGATTGCGACCACCAGCGGCAATGTCGCCATGACGGCGCAGAATTTCACCTTCACCGGCAACGTGGCGTTTTCCGGCGGCACGTTGAAGCACAACGGCCATGACGTCGGCTCGACGCATGAGCATTCCGGCGTCACGACCGGCGGCGGCAATACCGGGGCGCCGCTGTAATGAGTGAACTCAGCCATACGTGGGGCAATGACATCGCCTTGTCGCCCTCTGGCGATCTGGCCGTGGTCGATGGCCTCCAGCGCGGCCTCCAGCGCGTTATCCGCCGCCTGATGACGGCGCAAAGCGAACTGATCATGCACCAGGACTACGGCGCCGGCGTGCCGCAGCGCATCGGCCAGACGCTTGATGTCGATCTGATCAATTCCGTGGTGCGGTCGCAGATTTTCAACGAGGACGCTGTGGCCAAGACGCCGGCCCCGGTCATCGGGATCACGCCATTTTTAAACGGCGTCGTCGTCTCGATCCAATATGCCGACGCCGTCACCGGCGCGCAGCAGTCGCTATCCTTCGACGTCAAGAACTGAGGTTGCCGTGGCCAGTTTGAATTTGAAGGGCATCGTGCAACTGGTTCAGGACCAGGCGGCATCGATGCAGGCCGGCGCAGCGTCCATCCTAGATTTCTCGACGGGTTCGGTCCTGCGCGCCTTTGTTGAGGCTAACGCCATGATCGGCGTCTGGCTGCAAGGGCTGGTCCTCGGCGTCCTGAACATCACCCGGCTGGCGACGTCGTTCGGCGCGGACGTGGACAGCTTCGTCGCTGATTTCGGGCTTTCCCGGCTCACCGCGACCTCTGCGGCCGGCTCGGTCACGTTCTCGCGCTTCACGCCGACCAATGCCGCCGTGATCCCGCTTGGCGCGCAAGTGCAGACGGCGGACGGCACGCAAACGTTTCAGGTCATCATGGACGCGACCAATCCGACATGGAACGCGGGGTCGAACGCCTATATTCTGGCCGCGACCATCTATTCCGTCACGGTCCCGGTTCAGGCGATCACGTCAGGAACAACCGGCAACGCGGGGGCGGGCACCGTCAATGCCCTGCTCACCTCGATTTCCGGCGTGGACACCGTCTCCAATGCGCTGGCCTTCGCGGGTGGCTCGGCGGGCGAAAGCGATGCGGCGCTCAAGGCCCGTTTCGTCCTGTTCATCCTTGGTCTGTCGCGCGGCAACCATTATGGGCTGGCGTCGGCCATCGCCAACACGGCTTTGACGGTCCAATATACGCTCACCGAGAATTACACCTATGGCGGCGTTTATCAGCCGGGGTTTTTCTATGTTGTGGCCGATGACGGCACCGGCGCGCCGTCCTCCCCGTTCCTGACCTCGATCACCAACGCCGTGCAGTCCACGCGCCCGCTCGGCATTCAGGCGGCGGTGTTCGCCCCGATCATCACCACGGCCAACGTCTCGATGACGATCACGACGGCAACGGGCTATGACCATGCAACGGTCGTCGGTCAAGTCGGCGTCCTGATCGCGGCGAACATCAATGCGCTGGGGCTTGGCGTCGGCCTGCCGTTCTATGATCTCACGACATGGGCGATGTCGGTTCCCGGCGTCTCGAACGTCGCCGGCGTGCTGCTGAACAGCCTTTCTGGCGACGCGGCGACAATCGCCGCCAATCCGAAGAACGTCCTAAAATCCGGCACGGTCGCCATTTCGTAAGGAGGTTACGACATGGCCGATAGTGACATTGGCGATTTTGAAATCGGCGTCAGCGCGATTGAGATTGACCCGATCTATATCGTTGGATCGACTGAAAATATTGCGGCGCGTCTTTTCAACCTCTTGCCGCCGTCTTGGTTCCCGAACCCGGCACCGAATGTCTCGACCGTTCTGCAAGGCTTCGCCAATGTCGGCGCTTTCGCCTATGGGCTGATTTCCTTCGCCAAGCTGCAAACACGCATTTCGACCGCGAGCGGGTTCTTTCTCGATCTGGTCGCGGTCGATTATTTCGGGCGGTTCATTCGTCGGCGCGTGGCGGAAGCCGATTCCACTTTCATGGCGCGGATCAAGAAAGAACTGGTCCGCGAGCGCGTCACCCGCAAGGGAATGATCCAAGCTCTGACCGATCTGACCGGCAAAGCGCCGATCGTGTTCGAGCCGTGGAATACGAGCGACGCGGGTGGCTATGGCACGCATTGCGGCTATGGCGTCGCGGGCGGATGGGGTTCGACGCTGCTGCCGGCGCAAGTGTTCCTGACGGTTTACCGCCCCGGCCTGCAAGGCGTGCCCGGCGTCGATGGCTATGGCGGCGGCCTTGGCGGCTATGGAGTTGGCGCGATCGAATATGTCGGGCCGAGCATGATCGCCGGCACCGTCACGGATTCGGACGTCTACGCCACGATCGAAGCCACCAAGCCATCCGGCGTGATTTGTTGGACAAAACTGGTCTGATCTTAGCGCTCTTCCGCCCCTTTCACCCGCCCTCGCCGGCGGGTTTTTTCATGGGAAATCCTCAATGGATCGTCAATTCGCTTATACCGGCGCCATCCCGCAGAACACCGACATCCTGAGCAGCGCGAAAAACGCGCTCTATGGCATCGGTCATCTGATCGAGGCGGCGATCGGCTCGAATGTCGGCATTGCCGGGCTAGCGATCGCGCCGACCGGCCCAGCGTCCCTGTCCTGCACCATCGGGCGCGGGTCGATCTATCAGGTCGGGACCGCCGATGCGTCGGCCTATGGCGACCTCGGAACAGACGCCAATTCGCTCGCGAAACAGGGCATCAATCCGGCGCCCGTGACTTTGACGGTCACCGCCCCCGGCACATCCGGCTATTCGCAATATTATCTCGTTCAGGTGTCCTATACCGACACCGACGGCGGCGCGACCGTGCTGCCCTATTTCAATTCGGCCAACCCAAGCGCGCCCTACGCCGGCCCCGCCAATGCCGGCACGTCGAACAACACCGTTCGCAAGGGCGTCTGCAATGTGGCCCTCAAAGCGGGCACCGCGGCGGCCACCGGCTCGGAAACCATTCCGGCACCCGACGCGGGCTATTCCCCGGCTTATGTGATCCACGTCACCAACGGCCAGACGACGATCACCAGCACGAACTGGTATACGCATCCGAGCGCGCCGTTCTTCCCCAATCTTGAAAGCCTGAAATCGCTTTTCTTGCCGCTTGCGCCGGCCAACACATTCTACGTCAACGCCTCGACTGGCAATGACGCGAATGATGGTCTTTCCGCAACGGCCAGCGGCTCGCACGGACCTTTCGCGACGATTCAGGGCATCGTCACTTACCTCTCCGGCTACACCAGCACTGGAGCCATCACGATCAATGTCGCGGCCGGAACCTATGGCGGCGTCACCATCCCGTCGTCGTTCATTTCGTCATGGAAATTCGTTGGCGCCGGCGTCGGGTCTTGCACCATCTCGTCCACATCCAGCGGCGTCGCGCCGGGCCGTGGCTTCATCGCCGGCTACGGTTGCAATATGGAAGTCAGCGGGTTCGCGTTCGCGTCCTATTACGAAAATATCAACATTCAGCCCAACGCGACGGCGCTGATCCATGATTGCAACTTTTCCGCGCCTGTCTCTGGAACCGTCCCAGCTGTGGCGGCCTATGGCGGGTTTTTCCAGCTTTACGGGACGATTGTTTTCGCCACCGGAACCTATTCCGCGTTCATTGCTGCGACAAATGGCGGCTATATCGAAGTCGCTTATTTTGACGTGTATGTCACCCGAACCACGTCGATCAATTTCGGGACTTCGACTGTGACGAATGCAACGGTTGTTTCGTCCTCAAGTTCGACCGTTGTCCTGCACCCGACCTATCTAACGCTGACGGGAACTGTGACCGGCGTCCGGTTCAACTGCACCTATGGCGGCGCGATCAACACGTCTGGCTCTGGCGTGAACTACATCCCCGGATCGTCTGCTGGCACTGCGACGACCGGCTATTATTCCTGAGACTGAGGGTCAACCATGTACAATCCCACCAACTGGTATTGGGAAGGCCCGCAGGGCGTGTTTTCCTCGGCTCAAGGCAAGATCGTTCCTACGGACGATGCCGCCTATGAGGCATGGCGTGCGGGCGGGGCCGCCCCCACGCCGTGGCCGAAGGACGCTCTCGGCGCGCAGACAGCGGCGGCGCTCGACGCCGTTCTCGCGCCCTATGGCGTCAAGACCGGGATTGGTCCTGCGGCCGTCCCCGCGTCCGTCTCCGATCTGCAATTCCGTCTCGCGCTCAATGCGTCCGGCCTGCGCGAACATGCCGAAGCCTATATCGCGACCGCCTCGCAGGACGTGAAGGACTGGTGGGACCGCGCCACGCGCATCAACCGCGACAATTCGATGCTGGCCGCCGCCGTCACTGCGATCGGCAAAACGCCGGCCGATCGCGACGCGCTGTTCATTCTCGCCGCGACGCTCTGACCGCGCTCTAATTTTCAAGAGGCTCCCCATGCTGAAAAACCTCGCTCTCGCGGGCGCTTTGTGCTGCGCGCTCGCTGGCCCTTCGCTGGCGCAAAGCTCCGTTGCGCCCTTCGCCGGCGTCCAGACCGCCACGCTTTCGGCCGCGGCACTGCCCTATCAGACGATGTTCTATGGCGTCGTTCTTAAGGCCGATTATTCCAATACCGGCATCATCTACATCGGCCCCTGCGCGACGCTCACGACCGCCAACGGCTACCCCTTGAAGGCGGGGGAGGCGATCTCCTACGGCGCCCATCCGATGTCGCTCGCCTGCATGATCGGCCAGAACACCACCGACATCCTGCACTTCACGGGGAATTGAGCGATGAAAAAGCTTCTCTCCGCCTTCCTCGCCGCGCTGTTTTGCGCCACGCAGGCTCTCGCCGGCGGCCCGCCGCCGATCCCGCCGCCCTATGTCAGCGTTCCGGCTGTCGTGCGCGCGGCGACCGGGACGAGCATCACCTTCTTTGGCGACTCGACCGAGCAAAACGGCTCCGTCAGCGTCCCGCCGACTGCGGCGTTCCCCTTCACGGCGGCGCCGCAATACGCCACAGGCTCGCAGGCGCAGTCCACACAGGGATGGCTTCTCGCCTTCGCTAATGGCGGCTTCACGACCGATTACGTCGCCTTCGGCTATCCCGGATCGGTCAATGGCCTGCGCAACGTCACGGTTTTGACCGCGGGCAATTGTACGCCATCCGCTACGCTCACCTTCACGCCCAACGCTCCGACCGGCACGCCCGCCAATACGGCCGGCGCCATCTCGATCCCGTTCAATGCGGCGGGACAGGCCACAATCGGCCAGCAGATCGCTTTCGGCAACGGCGGCTCCGGCTATACCGGCTCGCCCACCTATACCGTCTCGGGTGGCTCCTGCACCACGCAGCCCACGCTTGGCTATACGCTGACCGGAACCGGCAACTTCGGCGTCGCGGGCGACCAGACCGCCAACATGATTTTCCGCGCCGCGCAGGACGTTTGCCCGGCCAAGCCCGATATTGTCGTCGCCTCGATGGGGACGAACGACATTAACAACAATGTGCCTGTCGCGACAGTCGAAGCCAACATTCAAGCCATCGTCTCGACGCTGCAAGCCTGCAACATTCGCGTCGTCCTCGAAGCGATCCAGCCGCGCACCAATGGCGTTTCGGGCTGGACGCTGACGATGGACAAGATTCGCCAGCGCGTGAACAATTTCGAGCGGTCGATTTGCCAAGCATCCCGGATCGCCAACCCGGCTCCGTCCGTTGTCTGCGTCGATGTTTCCAAATATTGGACCAATCCCGCCGACGCCAACGGCTCGGTACAGGCGACGATGGTTTCGGATGGCGTCCACCCTGGGCCGGGCGGCGCCATGGCGCGGGCTTTGGTGATTTGGGAGGCGATTTCCAGTTGGGCGACGCATGGCCCGTTCATCCCCAATTCGCAAAGCGACATTTACGACGCCACCAACAACCCGGCAGGCAATCTGCTTGGCACGGCTGGGCTGTTCCTTGGCACCGGCGGCACGGCGACCGCGCCTTGCACTGGAACCGTGGCTTCGTCTTGGACCATCGACACCAACTCGACCGGCACCGTCTCTTGCGTCGGCTCGATTGAGAGCGCGCGCACGGATGGCAAGCCAGGCCAGCGCCAGGTTGTCACCATGTCCGTCACGGGCGGCGGCGCGAACGAACGCTTCCGGCTGATCTACAACCTCGGCACCGGCAATTTGACGCGCGGGACCGATGGCCTGATGGGGCAGATTTACCTCGACCTGTCCAACCTGTCGAACGTGCTTTCGGCGGGATGCGAGATTTTCGAGACGGCGACCAATAACCAGGGGAGTTTCGGCGTTTTCCAAGGCTCGACTGGCGCGGCGTTCCCGATGCTTTCGAGCGCACAGCTCGCGAAGATGGAGGAAACCGTCCTGATCCCGGATTCCGGGCTGACGGCGGCGGGAAGCTTCCTCCTGCCCTGCACCATGCCGCCGATCACCACGCAGGCCGCCGCGTCCGCCTACAACGTTTACGTGTACGTGACTGGCAACGCCAATTGGACGGCGACGCTCAAGGCCGGCAACGCCCGCGTGACCAAGACCGCGCTGTAAACGCTCCCCCGCACGATTCCATATCGCGAGACCTCTCCATGAACCTCCGGCCTTTGCTGGCGGGCGCGCTGGCGCTTGCCTTTTCGAATGGAAAATCACATGGGCAATAACCCAGGCTGGGTCACGGGCCAAAAGCCCTCCGCCGCCGAATGGAACGCCGAATGGGCGTCAAAGCAAGACGACCTCGGCGGGAATTTCGTGGCCTCTCTGCTCGGGCTGCATGGCGCCGTGACGCAGGCGCAATTGACGGCCGCGATCACGGCCAGCCTGCCGACCTCCGATCCGCATGTCGTCGGCGCATGGTGGCTCAACGGCGAAGCGATCTGCATTTCGCAAGGGTGAAATCAATGAAAATTCTGAGCCTTTTGGCGGCGCTGCTCATTGGCGGCGCAGCGCCCGCGCTTGCGCAATCGCCGACGACGTTCAAGAGCCTGTCGGTCACGAATACGCTGTCTCTCCCGAGCGCATCGATTACGGCCTCGATGCTGGCGACCGGCGCGGCGGCGGCCAATCTCTCGACCATGCTGCCGAACCTTTCCGCCTCCGTCGAGGGGACTGGCGTTCCGGGTCTGGACGGCGGCCATTGGTTCATCTGGAATAAGCCGAACACCTACGACGGCACAGAGAATTTGCGCGTTACACGCAACATGCCGAACGGCTCCGGCTCAAGCGGCGGAACCTATAAGTCGATCTGGGGAACCAGTTCTGGGAACCCGTCCAATCTCGGCTATGAGTGGACGATTGTTGGCGAGCAGACGCATTACGCCAACGTCTCGACCGGGGCGCAGAATGTCGCCGTCAACGGCACGATTCACCGCAATGTCCCCTTGACCTGGGCTAGCGCCACGACAGGCGCGAGCGGCGACGGGACGACGGCGACAATCACTTTCGCCGGCGGCGCGACGATCCCGGTTGGACATGCGGTCAATATCGCTGGCATGACGCCTTCTGGCTACAATGGCACATGGAAGGTAACGGCATCGTCCGCAGGCTCCGTTTCCTTTCTGAACGCCACCACGGGCGCGCAGACCGTCGCTGGAACGGCTGTTGACACATCGTTGTCCTATTCGGCGGGCATGAACGGCAATTGCACCGACAGCACGGGCGAGGCTGATCCGACTGGCCCCTGTATCGGGGCTGAGTTCGACGTAACGGTCAATTCAGCCACGACCGACGTGAACAGGCAGCGCGTCGGCGTCCAGATCAACGCCAACGGCACGTCAGGAATGCACGCTGGGCGCGGCATTCTGTTGGGGGCTGGCGGCGGCATAACTTGGGACCGTGGCGTCGAGTTCAGCGGGAGCTATGGCATCGGCGCAGATTTTTCGGGAGCGACGATTTCTGGGAACGCCGTCAAGCTTGCCCAAGGCCAGACGGCCGCATTTGACACCAATTGGACGCTTTCCAGCGTCGCCGGAACGATGGCGATGCGCTATGGCGGGTCCAATAGGTGGACCACTGACAGCTCAGGCAATTTCAACGCCACCGGCAACATCTCCAGTTCAGCCAACATCTCCGCGAACGGCAAGGTGACGGCTGGAACTCTCTTCCTGACGACAGCCGCGCTTCCGACCATCTCGACCTGCGGCACATCCCCGCCTGTCGCCACGGCGGGCTCGTCCAACAATGGCGGACAATTCACACTTGGCACCGGCGCGACGGCGGCCTGTACCGTGGCGTTCGCCACGGCCTACCCGACCACGGCGTTTTGCACCGTGACGCCCGCGAGCGCCTACACCGGAACCTACTACATCTCGGCGCAGTCAAAAACCGCGTTCACGGTGACGCTCGGGACCGGGACGGCCTCCGCCGTCTTCAACTATGCCTGCAACGGCAACTGACGCCATGACCCTCGCCCCGATCAGCGGCGCGCTCGCGATCGCCTACGTTTTCGCCGCGTTTGCTGTCTGGGCGGTCTTCTATCCCTGAAATCTGGAAGGAAAGCCATGTCGTGGCCTCATGAAGATGTCGCCTCGCTCAACGCCTTTTATGGCGATCCGCGCGGGCCGAACGGCAAGGAAAACCCGACTTGGGCGGCGAAAAACCTCGTATCTTGGGCGCCGCCCTATCCAATGTTCTATTCGGACGGCCAGCGGACGCCGCTTCGCCATCTCCGGTTTCATAAGAAGTGCGTCGAAGCCTTCGACGCCGCATTCAAGGACGTGCTGGCGACGCTGGGGCAGGCCTATATCAGCGCGCACCGGCTCGATATTTCCGGCGGATCCTACTGCTATCGCGTCGAACGCGGCGGGTCGCGATTGTCAGTTCATAGCTGGGGGGCGGCCATCGATATGGATCCGAATCACAATCCATTTCCAGCGAAATGGACCGGCGGCCAGATGATCGACATCAAATTCGCGGACATCCTGCGAAAGCATGGCCTTTGCTGGCGCGGCCAGAATGGCGACGTGGACGCAATGCATTTTCAGGCCGTGGCCCGATGAGCCAATTCCTCCGCGCCTTCGCGCTCTCTCTCGCCGCCGCCGCTCTGATCTTGGCGGCGTTTTCATTCCAGCGCCCGGCGCACGCGGCTGAGTTCGACGCCGGCCAGCATTGGTCCGTGATGATCCATGCTTGCGATGCGACGCATTGCGAAAACTTCAAGCGCCCGACTGAGGCCGATTCAGAAATCCAATGTCAGATGACGGTCGGAATGATGGGCGCGATGCAATGGGGCGTCCAGCATCAAAGCTGGACGGTCAAGAAATGGCGATGCGCCAAGGATGGCGAAGCCGAGCTTTAACCACCGAAAGGAAAATCCCATGAACACGATGATCTCCTACATTCTCGGCCGCCTCAAAGAGCCGTCCACCTATACCGGCCTCGCGACCCTGCTCTCCATGTTCGGCCTGAGCGTCCCGAACACCACCGTTCAGGCGATCTCGACGGTGGGCATCGCCGTGTCCGGCGCGCTCTGGACCGTGCTGCCGTCGAGCCTTGGCGGCGCCGCCAAGTGACCTGGCTCTCGATCCTGCTTGCGGGATTGAAGGCTTTCGCCGCCCTGCTAGGATTGATCCAGTCCGAGCAGGAGCGCGCGGCCGGACGATCCGAAGTCACGGCCGCCGACGCCAAGGCCGATGCCGAGGCGCAGACGAAAATCTCCACCATTGCGACGCAGGGGCAGGATGATGCGCAAACGCTCTCTGATTTGCGCGACGGCTCTTTTTAGCCTGGCGATGTCCGGCTGCGATCTCGATCGCGCCAAAACCATGTGCCCGGCCCTGAAAAGCTATTCCCGCGCGCAGCTCGCCCGCCTCGCCGACGAATTTGCGGCGCTGCCGGCCGACGTGCGCGGCCTCATCAACGATTACCGGCTGCTACGAAGAGAATGCGAGGCGATTGCGAAATGAAAAAGCTTGCTCTTTTCCTCGCGCTCGTGCTGTCCGGCTGCAACACGGCCGGCGGCTATTACGGCAAGGGCGTCGATCTCGGCGGCAGGCCCGGCGCGGTGCTGTGCGCGACATCTGCTCGTTCCTACGCCCTTGTGGCCAGCGCGGCGGCCTGCCGTGGCCTCGGCGGCAACCCCACGAAATGACACTCGCGCCGGGGCATCCACGCCCCGGCGTTTCTTCAAGAGCGGCCAGCGTGTCGCCAAATGGAAAGCGAAATCATGGCGGACGATATGGGCACAAATTCCTGGCTGGCCGCCTTTGGCATCTTGGGCGGGGCCGGCGTCGTCGGCAAGGCTTGGGATTATTTCTTCAACCGCCATGAGCGCCGCTTGGAGGTGCAGAAGAAAATCCAAGAAATGATCGATGCGCGCATCAAGATCGTCATCGATGAACAGCGCAATATGATGAACGATTTACGCGATGAAGTCGAGAAACAGTCGACCAAGAACGACCGGCTCGAAAGCAAGGTTGACGCGCTCCACGCCGCGATCGATCTACTGACCAGCCATGTTTCAACTCTGGAGGACGCCTTGCGGGCGAAAAAGCTCCCCGTGCCGCCGAGGCCGAGGCTTTCAATCGCAGACTGAAAACCCCACGCGCCAGGGCATCAGCCCGCAGCCGGAAAGGCGACGCATGACCGGAATAGCTCTGACTGACGATCAAGTCGAACAAACCATCGCCGCTGTCGCCAAGCACCGCAGGCCGGACGGCTCGATCAACTGGTTCGCCACTGCGAAGGAATTGGGCCTCGGCCGCTCCACAGTGCAGCATCGCGTCGCGTCCCTCGCCAAGCAGGGGCGGATGGGCTTCGAGCCAGTCTTACCTTCGTTCATCATTCGTCGCGTCTCGACACAGCACGATGAAACCGGCAAGGTCGTCAAGCGGTTCGTCCAGCAAGGCCCGGCGCCGGGGAAGGCGTTCTCTGTTCCGGCCGGTCACCAGATCAAAGGCGTATCTGCCCTTCTCGACGCTGATAACCGCATCGTCGCCCAATGGGTCAAGACTAACAAGGACGCTGAGCGGCAGGCCGAATTGATCGACGCGATTAAGGCGACGTTCGATGGCTATAAAGGCCGGGCGGAATTGCCGCCGAAGCCGCACCACGCCGAGCGCGATTTGCTGACCGTCTATAATCTGGGCGACCACCACCTTGGCCTTATGAGCTGGGGCGTTGAGACGGGCGCAAATTACGATCTCAAGATTGCCGAGCGGGTTTTGCTCGATACGATGTCCCGTCTTGTGGCGTCTGCGCCTTCTTCGGAAACGGCGATCGTTCTCAACCTTGGCGACTTCGTCCACTCGGACAGCCAATCGAACCGGACGGAAAAGAGCGGCCATCCGCTCGACGTTGACGGGCGCTATGCGAAGGTGCTGCAAACCGGCGTGCGCCTTCTGGTCGATTGCGTCGAATTGGCGCTTGCGAAACACCAGCGCGTCATTGTCCGAAATCTCCCTGGCAATCACGATTTTCACACATCGTTCGCCCTGACGGCGGCGATCGGCGCGTTTTTCCACGCCAACGACCGCGTGACGGTTGACTGCGATCCGTCCAAATTCTTCTGGCATGTCCACGGGCGCGTTTTCATTGGCGCCACGCATGGCGACATGGTCAAGCCGAATGAAATGCCCGGCGTTATGGCCTCCATGCGGCCACGGGAATGGGGCGATACCGATTTTCGCTATGCCTATTTCGGCCACGTCCACCATTCAAGCAAGGGCGGCGGCGAAAATCACGGCATCATCTGGGAGACGTTCCAGGTTCTCGCCGGCAAAGACGCCTGGCACCATGCCAGCGGCTATTCAAGTGGCCGCTCCATGACGGCGATTCACCACCACAAGGAGTTTGGCGAATATTCCCGCAATACGGTTTCGATCCCACCTCGCCCGGCAGGATGACCGGCAATTCCAATAGGCAAGGCTCGGCCTCTGCCGGCGGGGATCTCATGAAAGACGGCGATGTTTTGTGGTTCAAATATGTTCGGCGGGCGGATGTTCCTGCCTATCTCGCGTTGGGTTGGATCGTTTGCCAGCTTCGGGCGCCGTGCCATCACGACGAGTATAGCTGCATCCTCGAATACAGCGGAACCGGCGAGCCTCCCGAAATGGAAGCCGGGCGACATGGTTCTGACCTGGCGGGCGCCGGGGCTGATCGGCCATGCCCGGATTGAAACCACGATCATGCTGCGGGGGGACGAGCATTATATCGTCGTTTTCCGCGAAAGCCCAGATGTGATTTACGGACTGCGCGACGCCGGGACGCTGTGGTGCCTCGATGATGGGCCGCCAAAGCATGTCACGGCTGGCGCCGCCTAATCCCCCTTCCGGCCTTCGACAAGCCGGCAGATGCGCCTCGACTGGCGAATGGACCCCGCTGGCTTCGGCTGGCGGGGTTTTTGCGTCATTCGCTCACGCTACCTTGCTGGCCAATAGTTGTTTGCAGCCCAACTGCGCGCAAATCAGAAACATATTTGATTTTCTCGCGCCCGTAATAAAAAATAAAACCTCCGCGTTGACGAATTTCGTCGATGACGCGGAAACCAGCCTGTCTAACTGATGGATATTTCTCAATTGACTTTTTAGTGAATAGATTGGTCCCTTTCTTCTCCCATCTGAAAGCTGGCTTTTCGCATGTTTCTAAATCTGCCTTGCAGACGTTTGATTTTAGCTGCAAAAAAAATGATGAGAATGACCTGATTTGAGTTTCGGGGATTGCGAAACCCGCGAAACCAAAAACTGGACTAGTGTTAAATTGGGGATGGTCCTTATCGAAATAAGGTCCGACATGCCCAAAATCATCGAGATAAACAAAGAACATTCTGTCATACTGCAAAAACGCGGAAGCCCGCGCTATCAGCACGGGCCCCGGAACGGGCGCGGTAAAAGCCACCGCCTCCCGACGTGGACAATGACCCATGCAAGCATGGGCGTCAACTGCTTTTCAAAAGGAAATGATATTTATTTCGGAGACATTTCCGCGCATTCAAAAGTTAACAAATATTTAAAAATCAAATAGATGACCGCTGCCAGTAGCCTTTCCAAGAGCGCGAAACCGGATGCGCAGCCGAAGCGGCGGCGATCATAAGGAACTGCTCGCCATTGCTGACGCGTCGATTGTTCTCGCGCCAAGCCATTTCGCCGGCATAGGCGTTGAGATACGGGCCGGCGAGTGGGGAGAGTCGAACTCCTGGGTGAGACGCTGCACAACGGCTCCTAGGCCCGGCCTAACCACCCCCATTTATTTCTACCCAGAGGCACGGGCCAAACCCCGTGCCTTTCTTTTTGCCTCCGATCCAATGCCATATGGCCACGATTCTGTTTTAACGTCAAGAATCATTCAACCAATTTGATAGAATCAAATTTCAGAATTGTTGAATTAATCTGGCGTATCGTGCTATTGTGCGCGGTACAGGACCGGGAGGCCCGAGGGAGAGCATCATGTCTAAGCTCACGCCATTTGGCGCTGCGCTCCGCAAATTGCGCATCGACCATGAGATGCGGCTGTTTGATCTGGCGGAAAAGATCGGGAAAAGCACCGCCCTGCTTTCCGCCATTGAAACGGGCCGCAAGCAAATTCCAGATGGGTTCATGGCGGATATCGTTCGCGTTATGAGCCTAACCCCCGCAGAGCACAAAGAGCTGCGCGCGGCAAAAGACAAAACGAAGAAAGAAGTGAATGTCGGTCATCTTGCGGCCGATGAGCGGGAACTTGTCGCCGCATTTGCGCGAAATTCCGGCGAGATATCGCCTGACTTGTTGGAGCAAATCCGAAAAGCCGTACTAAAATCAGGCGACGGAGAAATCCCGTTCAAGAGGAAGCGGCGCGGCATGTTGGTGCCCCCAACGTCTGGCCCAAAGTTGGAAAAACTTGCCGGGAATGTTCGCGCGGTTTTTGGATGCGTCGATAAGGCGATGATTCCGATTATTGAAATTGTCGAATTTGGCCTGACAAAACTTGCCCCCGGCTACGTTTTCGACGTTCAAGATCGGGCGGCGATGGGAAATGATGAAGGTCGTGTGATTCCCGGTCGCAACACGCTAATTTTGAGGCAAGACGTCTACGACGACGCTTGCCGGAACGGTGGGCGCGGTCGATTTACTGCGGCCCATGAGCTCGGGCATTATTTGATGCACCACGGCGTCGCGCTTGCTCGATCCGCATCAGCTAATGACCCAATTTATTGTGATGCTGAATGGCAGGCAGATGCTTTCGCTGGATATCTCATGATGCCGAGAAATTTGGCGGTGCAATTTGCAACCCCAGAAGCAGCGAGCGAAGCCTTTGGCGCAAGCTCACACGCCGCGCGTGTGATGTTGGCAAAATATAACAAGTGAACAAAAGGGCCGCTTTGAGCGGCCTTTCTCATTTTTCGGGCTTAGGTGAGCTTGCTACCTAATACCGGTTTTTCTTGCGTCTAGAGCAAGTCCGCCGCCTTTTTCACCCAATCAGGAATCGCAACGTCTCGCCGCGTCGCCTTCTCATAGGCGTCGATGGCGGCGCGGGCGAAAGCTACGTCTTCGGCGCTAAGGTCGAGCATGTCATCGGGCGCCGGCCTATGGCCAAGCAGATCAATCCGGCGGCGCCTGATCGCCCGCGCGACCTTCTCAATCAAGCCATCGTCCATTGGGTTGCCTTTCCGTGAACGGACCATAAACGCGCTGTGCCGACTTTTGTATCGACACAAACCGCTGTCTAGAGTCGAAAATTCGGCGTTTTCGCACATTTCGCGAACGCTCATTGCATTGAATTTATTGCAATTTATTGATTTTTCAAGCCGAATTGCGGTTTTGCCTAAGCGGTTTTCAAGACCGCTGCCTTAAACCACTCGGCCACCCTTCCAACTCAATCAACTCTAGGCGCTCACGCCGTTTCGGCATCGTCAAACCGCCGTGGTGTGCCGTCTTTTTGTGCCAACCCCTGCTTGGCCCTCTGTGCCTCATCTGCGGTCAGGAAGTCCAGATAAATCTCTGTGGTCTTCACGCTGGTATGCCCAAGCTGCTTGCTCAGGGTGTAAATGTCCATTCCGCCGCGGAGGGATTCGACGGCGTAAAGGTGGCGCAAATCATGGAAACGGAACCGCGGGAAATCGCTTTTCGCCGCGGCGGCGCGCCGGAAATGGCAAAAGTCGCTGGCAGCCTGAGCGAAGGACTCGCCCGACTCACGGCAGAAAATTAGCTTGCTCCCGAGCGTCCGCGGATGTGCCGATATTTGTGCGGCCGCGGTGTCCGATAGTTCGATGGTCCGCCGCTTGTTCCCTTTGCCGATAACGTCGAGCGTTTTCGCCGCGGCGCTGAACTGCGGCCACGTCACATTCACAAGCTCGTCTTGGCGGCAACCTGTCAGCCGCGCCGCGGTGATCATGGCAGCAAACCGATCCGACGCCGCGGACATGACCGCGGCAATCGCGGCATCCGTTGGAAGCTGGATCGGGTCGCGCCGCTCTTTCAGCAGGCGGCGCTTGCTCAAGGTGGGGTTGCCCTCCCGCCATTCCTGCGCCTCGGCATATTCCAGCACGCGGGAAACGGCGGTAAGGTCGCGGCGGATCGTCGCCGGCGTGGCGCCGTTCTTCCGCCTCGACGCGATCAGGGCGTTAATCACCTTGCCGTCGATCTTGGCTACCGGATAGGGCGAAAGGATCGGCTCGCATTGGGCGAACGATACGGAATAGCGTTTGATCGTCGTCGCTGCGATCTGGCCTTGTTCGTGTTCGAACCATTCGGCAACGGCCTTTTTCCAACTGACTGCCTGCCTGCCGTCTCGTATCTCGTCCTTGATCTTCTTTAGCCGCGCGTCGCGTTTCCGCCTCGCATCCTTAACATCGCCCGTTCGTAGGCTTTCTCTGCACTCAATTCCGTTGATGGTCGCACGGAGCCACCATACGTCACCGCGCTTGTAAAGGTTGTCTTCGGGCATTCCGATTCCTTCGCGCGGATGAATTTGGCGAGCTTTGCGGGGTCGAAGGTCCAGACCTTGCCAATTTTGGCGGCTCCTGGCAACTCGCCCCTATTGGCAAGGTTCTGCACCGTCCTCGCCGTCACGCCAAGCAGAGACGCGGCGGCGCGTGCTTGGATGCGCCGGGCTTCACTCATGTCCCGCGTCCTCCGCAAGAGCGGCCTTGGCGCGACAGAAACTTGAACAGAGCGCCAGGGCGGCCATGTGCTTCCCCCGCCCGTCCAGCGACGTGCAAAATCCTTCATCGAACTCGGCCGCACCTTCAATCTCCGGCAAGCCCTTCGCCTGCGGGTCGTTGTAATCCGGCGCCAAGATGGCGTGGGTTTTCAGCCGCCTCGGATTGAGCGCGCCGACATCGCCGTCGCCGGTCAGGTGGCAGGAGCCGCAGGACCACCACCACCCCGGCAACTCCCGCTCGATCATGGCGACAATGGCGTCGAGGCTTTCAGTGATAAGCCAGCCCTCGCGCCGATGCGGCATCCGCGCAAGCCTGTTAGGCGCATCATAGACACACCACGCGCCATTGATCCGCGATTGCTCGACAAACCCGCCAGGCGCGAAAGTCGCCTGCATGATTTCGGCGGCGAGGCGTTCATCCGGCCCCGTCGCGGCTTCGCACCTTGCGGCTAAAATTTGCCATTCACTTCGCGTCATCGCGCGCTCCCTTCTCAATCTCGGCAATGGCTTCGTTATCTTGACGTGCAAACTCACCCCAATATTTGATAGACGCCACCTCGTAAGCCTTTGCCGCATCGTCTTTATTGTTGAACATCCCTAAATGGACATGCTTGCCATTCACGCCTATCTTTGCGATCCATTTATTAGTTTGCTTATGCCAGTGCACGCCCTTGACGCCTGATTTGTTTGCTTTGTTCGCACTCATATTCGCATTGTTCTGCGCGAATGTTGCGGGGCGCAAATTCTTAGGGTCATTATTCGATTTGTTCATGTCGATATGGTCTATGCTCGCAGGCTCCCACCCATAGAAGATCAGAAATACGATGCGGTGCGCCATATACTTGCTATTCTCAATAGCGATATGGAAATAGCCGATTGGGTTGCAATGCCCGGCCTGGTCGCCTGCATGAGCCGCGTTCCATGAATTCCGGCTCCTAGCATCCTTGAAATGATGCAGTGGACGTTCGCGCCAAAAAAGCCGGCCGTCTTCACGCAAGTCGAAACACTCGATCAGGTAGTCTCGATGCGGGAGCATCTTCCGAAACTTTCGGCCGTCTGAGCTAATTCTCCACGAAACGGAATTTACGTGCAAAGTCTCACTCATCGCTCGCGCCTTCCTTTTTGATGCGGGCGCGAATGCGCGAAGCGATAGACGCCGAGGCCCCACACTTGTCTGTGTGGCTTGAGCCTAACGGCGTCCCTTTGCGAGTACTCGCGCTTCTCGCGTATGACTTGGCGCGGTCCTCCGCCACCTTCGCGCATTCCTCGTTCTCATCCCGGCGCCCGCGCTCGTAGGCGTCGGCTACCATCGTATCGGTAGGGTCCATTTCAGAGTAAAGTGCTTCGGCTTGTTCCCGCGTCATTTCAGGATGCGAGAGCATAGTCTCTCCGATAACCCACGATTTACGTTGGGCGTGGCGAAGCTCAGCCTGTCGTTCCTTTGGCAGGGCGTCGAAAGCTTTGATAGATTGCCGAACGAGGTCCATTAAAGCCGATCTGTCCGGAGATGGTGGTAGGCGCTCGCTCACTTCTTCTCTCCATTTGCGAGAGGCGGGACAGAAGGTTCGCACCAAAATTCTGGCGTGATGGCTCGGCATTCAATGACAGACGCGGGGGACGGTCGGCGCCAAAATGGGCGCGGCTTCTTTGCATATTGATCGCCATCCCATTGTGCGGTGTCCCATCCACGGTTCAACCAGATAGACGGAGCGACGATGATTTCACGATCCTTCGGCGCCGTCTCAATCGGTTGCCATCCCTCCGCTATCGGGGCTTTGGGCGCGGCGGCGAGAAGGGCGGCGCGATACATTTCCACGACAACCTTGCGTTCGGCCTCGTCGTAATCATCGGGCCATCTTGCGGCGAATGTTTCGTGTTTGCGCGCTGTTTCTGTCGCCGCCAAAATAGCAGCCTCGATCTGCGCCTCGGTGAATTGGTCAGTCATGGGATTGGCCTTCTTTGAGGGCGGCGCGGGCGGTGGACTGCGCGAACTGTGCGTAGAGGTGGTCGCTCTCGGTAACCGCCCGCTCCGCAATTTCTGTCAATGCAGCCCTGATGGCGTCGCGTTCTTTGATAGTTTCAGTATGTGAGCGCATACCGTCGAGGCGCGCAGCGGCCATGCGCTCGATTTCCGCCTCAGCTTTCTCCGCGCGCGTGTTCCGGGCGTTCATTAGATCGCGGAGAGCTTTGTCATTCAGTTCAAAAGCTGTCCTCAGTTCCTCCCGTTCGATGATGAGGCGGGGGAGCGCAGTACGGGCGGCATTCGCCAAAGTCAGCAATGGTGCGCTCGCCCCATATTTTGCAACGTCTGCGTCTGCATTCTCGCACAGCCGCAGCAGTTCGTCGTCTGTGAGGTGGGTCATTTTCCGGGTTCCTGACTTGCGCGCCACATCTGGGCGATTTGAGAATTGTTCGGAACGGGCTGCTTGACGATCCGTGGCGTTTTCTCGGACTTCCGAAACCCCGCGCTCTGGATCTTCGGGCCTTCGGATTTGGCGCCCAAGTCGCGAGCCTCACGCCTTTTGGCCTTGGCAATGTCGCTCGTGTCCTTGGCGTTCTTTTCGAGGAAGCACGGCTCGCAAATGAGCATTGCATTCTCGATCACGGGCTTGCCGGTCAGCCCATCCGGGTTAACGTGGTCGACCTGGAATTTCTTCGCCAGAGCGCCGCACTTCTCGCAGAAGATCACGCCGTCGCGGGTAGCGCGCTTGATACACGCGACTTTGATGGCTTTTGGAAATTCTTTCCGGGCCATCAGGCGTCAACCTCCGCGCTCGCAATGAACTCTTTTCCAGATCGGCTGATGCAATATCCGGCGCCGGCCGGTTCGCCGTCCTCGGTCCAAAGACCTTGGTGGAATTCCGCTAGGCCCTTCCTTTTCAGAAGGCGGCATAAGAAACGGACGCGCTTTACGGGCAAAAAGGTTTCGCGCGATAAGGCCGCGAAGTGCGCGCAATATTCGCCGTCCGGTTCGGTGATCTCACCCAGACAGAACAGAACGGCCATTTGATCCCCGTTGCCGCTCATTTCCGCCGCATCCTTTCCGCGCGCTCGGCCGCCAGCTCAGCCTCACGCGCCCGTTTTTCCTGTTGCTCAGCCCACCACGCCACGGCTGCGGCAATCGCGCCATCTTGCGAGGCGGACCAAAAATTCATTGGCAGATGCCTTGGCTTTTTCTCCGCATGATCGCGGAACATCGAAACCCAGCGCCGCGCCGGGTGAGCGGTCGCGCATTCGTAGGCGTCGATCTGGGGACATGCGATATAGGTCATCATGCAGCCCTCACCCAAAGCGCCCAGCCGGCCACGGCCAGTTCCGGCGCCGGAGCCAGACCGTCGCGCTGCGAATAAAATTCCGCGTCTCCCGCCCGATAGAGATAGGCGAACGGCGGGGAATACACGCCCCTGTCGTCGCGGAGCAAAATCCGCAACGGCGTGTCCGCGGGCGGCGGATCGTCGCGGTTGAACTCCTCCGCAGCGTGCGGGCGCAACAGCGAAACCCGGGCCGGCGCGTCATCGAAAATGAAATGTGCGGTCATGCTGCGGCTCCCGGTTCGAAAAACTCGACGCCGTGACGCGCGCCAAATTCCTGGATGATGGTGATCAGATCGGCCATTTCTTCCTTGCTCAGATCGGAGGAAGATCGGCCCAGGTTCACGAATCCCGTCCCATCGAGATTGGGCGCCATGCGGACCTCGCGCTTGAGGGCGTCGAGAAAGATCAGCTTCCAGTCCTCGGCGGACAGGCGCAGGCCGTGCCATGGCAATTGCGCGGCGACTTCTGAAAGCATCGCCCACATTTTTGAATTTTGGTCGAGACTGCGGCGCGGCGCCTTGAACTCGACGCGGCTATCCTGCGGCAGGCCGTCGATCCAGCGTTTCGCCTTGGAGCGGATCGCGGGCGTATGGAGCACAAGCAATGCTCTGCTCATGCCGCCCTCCTGAACTTCTCGGTCAGGGACGCAATCTTGGCGTCGATCTCCGCGAGGAAGGCGCGAACTTCGTTTTCTGCCGTCTCAATAAAGGCGGCGTCGCGCTCAACCCGCTTGACGAACAGGCGCATTTCAGCCGGCAAGCGCGGATCGAACGAAACGAAATCGCACCACTGGCGGCCAAGGCAGGCCATCTGCCATTGCATCTGCGTGTCGTATTTCGCCGGGACTTTCTCGGAAAGCAGCGTTTCAAGGTGGGTTGCCGTGTTGGGCGCTTTGATCTCAAGCAAGCCAACATCGCCCACGAGTCCATCCGGGCTGGCGCCGCTCATGGCGATCTCAGGGTGATGGGCGAACCCGATCTGTTCGACCTCGACGCCCGCGATAAATTCATAGAGCGCGCGGGCCTCCGGCTCATTGGCTGTTCCCCATTGCATTGCGGCGTTGGTGAAGCTGTCCTGCGCCGCGCCGGTCAGCCGTTCGCAAATCAATTCCGCCTGATAATTGGCGCGCGACGCCGAGTAGCCGGATTTTACGCGAGCGATCACGTCAGCCACGCGCGACGCCGTGACCTTGCCGAGACGAATAGCTTTCCAAGCCTCCGTGCCCTGTTCAATGCGTTCGATCATGTTCATTTCCGCGCGCCCCGCTGTTTGATCAGGCCAATCGCTTCCGCGAGTTTCGCGGCGGGCAGTTCGTGCAGGCTCTCGATCTTGAAGAACCGCAGGAGCCGAGCTTCGTCGGCTTCACTGGCGCCGACGGTTTCCGCCACGCGCAGCAGCTCGGCATATTGGTCAGCGTTGATCGGGCCATCATCGCCGCCACCAGACGCGCGCCCGTCGTCATCGTTCGATGATGCGATGCCAAGCGCCAGCACGAGCGTATAACGCTGCAAATATGTCAGAGTGGATCCGATAGCCTGGATGGCGTTCTTGCTCCCGGTCGTGTCGGCAATGCCGGAAAGCGTGTTTTCTTCGCTGTGGCCGGCGACATGCGACAAAACGCAAGTCACGGTGATTTTGTCCGCCTGCGTGGCCTTGAACCGATAGGAAAGGCCATTCCTCGCCAAGATCGGGTCAATCGCCCGGGCAATGGCGCCAAAATCGGCATATTTCTTGTTATTGTGGCCGGTGGCGTTGCGCGTGATCGGCTCAATCTCGCCCTTCGCGGCAGACACAGCGGCGGAAAAAGCCACCTCTGCCGCGCGTCGCTCCGCCTTTTCGCGCATGGCGTCAACACGTTCGCTCATCGCCATCAGGCGCTCGAATTTGTCGATATCCACATTCGGGTCACGCGCCGCGCGCTCGATCATGGAGAGGATCGCCGCGCTCTCGCCAACGGCTTGCGCTGGCGCCGGAACCTGGACCTCATCCAATGTCATGACATCGTGTTTCATGGTTCAAAACCCCCTTTGAAGGCGCAAAAGCGCGTGTCTCTTGTCTTGCAGTTTCGCCGCGAGATGCGCCCTATGCCGATGCTGCGCGACGGCCTCGTTCCATTCTTCGGACAGCGTGGCGATCTCGGCCTTAAGCCGCGCGATCTCGGCTTCGCGGGGCGGGTATTCACGGGGGGTGAACAGTTTGCGAAGGGCGGCGATCATTTCCCCACGTCCTCTTCCGCATCGATCGCGCGCGCTTCCCAATGGTCGCGTTCCTCGAAGAGGCTTCCGATCGCGATGCCGACGCACTCGCCGTAGGGCGTTTGTCCGAAAATAGGGCTTTTGATTTTCAGAATATCACCCTTGATAATCAGGGTGAAATATTCCGGGTCTGGCTTATAATCGTCGCTCATATCGGCCTCGCTTCATATTTGCAGGCGCGCTCACGCATTCCGCCGCGCAGAATGTCGTCGATGATCTCGGCGGCCATCTTGGAGCCGATGGCCTCGCTTTCCATGATTTGCATCTGGATCAGCACGGCCTCGTTGACTTTGGCCAGCAATGCGAATGTCATTGAACAACCCTCCAAGCAGCGGCGGCAAGCGCCAGGATCGCGGCCCAAAGCGCAGCGGACGATCCAAGGATGATGAGCGCGCGAAGGCGCAGCGGGAGACGCTCGGTCATTGCGGATAATCTCCACCAAGAAAAACAATCAGGATCACACCGACAAAGCAGGCGCAGGCGATAATCAGCCATCCGGCGCGGGCCATGTCGTCGCGGGTGAGAAGGGGGGATGCGTGCGGGTTCGTCAGCATCGGCGTCACTCGGCGGCTTGCTGGTGGGCTTCGAACGCCACGCGGAACTCGTGATCGAGCAGCGCGGCGATCAGCTCGCATTCGCTGGCGATGGCGTCGAGCTTTCCGGCGCCGGCGTCCACAAGGCGCGCGGCGAAACGGTTAAGGCCTTCCGGGTCGCCCTCGGCGGCCTGCTGGATATGCGACATGGCGGCGCGGATATGCTCGGCGGCGCAGGCGAAACGATCTTCAAGGTACGCGCTATGCGCGGCGCAGCGGTCGTTGGTCATGATAGTTCCCCTCACCAGCCCGTGCGGGCGTCTTCGCGGCGGGCCTCGGCGGCGCCGTCCGCGTCGTATTCGTCCTGATGGGCGAAATCATCGATCTTGCTCACGACCTGTTCGATCAGGCTCTTGTCGCTCTGGATCAGATCAACCAAAGCGTCCGCAAAGGCCTCACCAATCACGACCGGCTCGCTCCCTCCCCCGCAGTCGAGGAACAGTTCCGGCGTTCCGGTCACTGACCATTCCGGGTCGGAGCCGGGGTCGTAATTCGTTGGGTCGGCCATATAGCTGCGCCCGGTTTCCGGCCAGCCTGAATGCTCGACATCGATCGTCGCCTTGATGTAAAAATCCGTTCCGAACGGGTTGCCAGACGGGAACAGCACGGCGTCGAAGGTGAACAGATGCGCCATGCTCAGCCCTCCCGCGCAATGTCGGAAACCCGGCGATTGATGCGGGCGTTGAAGCGGCGGCGGCGGTCAATCGCGTCCAGCGCCCAGAAGAACGCGGCGGTCGCGAGGAAGGTGACGAAGGTGAGCATGAGCGGCTGGCTCCATCTGATTTGATGGAGCTATTATTGGACAATTTGTCCAAGCTGTAAAGGACAATTTGTCCAACTACCGCACATTTTTCGAACGCGGCCGAAAACGAAAAAGCCCGGCTTGGCGGCCGGGCTGGGGTCGATCTTTATGGATTATTCGCGCGCGTTATGTGCAGGCGCGCGAGGGATATCTGATTTAGGCGCGCATCCTAGGGGCCTTGACCTGGGCCTCTAACTGCCTCGTGGTCCGCCCCGTCAGGATATATTCAATCGTGCAATCACAGATCGCCGCCAGGCGCGGAATGAGATAATGCGGCAGAGGTGAGCGCATCTCATATTTGCGGTAACGCTCGGCCGGAACGCCGAGGGCGATGGCCATTTGCACCGCCGTCCAGCCCTTTTCATCCCGCAAAGCGCGAGTGCGGGCGCATAACGCCTCATTGAAAAGCAGCTCGTCGTTGGTCGGCTGGGCCATTCCATAAATTTGCCGATTTGAAAATTCCGCGCATTAGACATTTTGTCATTGACGAATTGGACGATTTGTCCAATGATGGCGACATGACCAAATCAGCTCACCACACGGCCAAGCAGATTGAGGACCGCGCTCTCGCGTTGGGCGCATCGCCCGCCGCCGTTTACAAATGGCGCGAGCGCGGCGTCCCGTCGAAATGGCAGATCAAGCTCATCACGGAATCGAAAGGCGAAATTAAGCCGGAAGATTTCGGGGCGTTGAAAAGCGGCGGCGCTGCGCCATGAGCCGCCTTTACCCGATCCCCAGCGCCCCAGCGCCGCAAACGAAAACGGCGCCCACAACGAGCGCCGACTTTCCGAGCGTCAATTCGATCCTTGAAAATTTCTGGTGCGGCGTCTCTGAAATGACCGACGCCGCCGAAGACTTCTATTCGCGGGTTCTCCCGCTCCTCCAATTCGACGCGTTATTCCTCCCCTCGCGTCGGATACCTGCGCTTGGCAGCGCATCCCAACTTGGCGAGCGGGTCTTGATGACTCGCTCGCCCTTTTTGGGTGAGTTGATCCACACGGTTGTTTGCACCTTCGGCGCGTTCGCATCGCGCCGTTCCGTCAGTCTTTCCAGCACTGCCTTTGACGCTTCCCCAAGCGTCGTCGTGAAGTCCTCGGGGCGCTTGCTATGATCGACGC